CGAGCGCGGCGGCATTGACTTGTGCGGCCGTGAGCGTCCCTGTGTAGATACCTTCCGAAGTGATGTGCGTCAACCGGGGCGAAACCTCCTTTTCGAGAGTTTCGGTAATGGCCTCCAAAGGTGCTGTCCACTGCAAGCTCACCGCCTCGGAGAAGGTTACCTTTCCCGAATCGTCCCAAAGGATGTTGCCTCCGGCCAATGCTCCGGCGCCCGAAGACTCCAGACGCCACCGGTAGCCGCGCAGACCGTTCGAGGAGAGTGTCATGGCGCCCGGACCTGCCGTATAGCCGCCGGGGGTATTGTTCTTCGCCCCGCGGAAAATCGCTTCGCTGTCGATCGTCCAGCCGCCGATCGTTCCGCGCTCCACGTCGAGCGTCAGGGCCTCGATATTTTCGGCCGTCAGAAGCCGGGCTTTCAGTTCGTCGACATTCAGACGCTCCGCATCGATGACTCCGGCTGTGATCTGCCCGGCGTCGAGCACGATAGTCCGCACCGTATCGGCCGAGAGCGTGCCCGTGAAAAGACCGTCCTTGTCGATGTAGGTCGCACCGATCCACTGCATCGAAACCGTTTTGCCGAACGAGATTTTCCCCGTCGAGGCATCGTAACGGATCGACTCTTCGCCACGGCCGAACGTTACGCTGCCCGTCGTATCTATGGCAAATGTTTGCTGTCCGCTGTGGAAACCGTACAGCCCGTCGATCGTCTCACTCTGGAACTGTCCGGCCTCATTGCGTGAAAGCAGCTCGTAGCGTCCCAGCGCAACGCCTGTGATTGTACCGTCGCTGTTGCGAACTCCGGCAAAGATTTTAGGGGTGATGATGCTGCTCCCGTCGATGACGGTCTTCCCGCTGTCCCAATCCGCAACCCAGTCCGGCAATACTCCGTCCTTGCCGGGTTTTCCGGGGTCCCCTTTCTCGCCCTTGAGGTTCTCGCGGGCCTCCTCGCTCAAGTCTTCCCAGCGTATCGTGAAGTCCTGAAGGGCAATCGTATCTGCCGTCCAGCGGAAACGTCCCGAGGCGAAGTGTCCCGTGCCGTCGGAGTTGATGACAAAAGAGTCGTCGCCCGCCCGGACCGAGCCGTCGTCGTCGAGCCGCAACAGCGGGTGCTGGATCGGACCGCCGATACCGCCGCGGGCGAACCATGCCCCGTACTCGTCTGTATCGCGCAGCACCCCGTCCGTAGGTTGGTACGGCGTGGGGCGGGAACCCGGCTCCAGCTGGGGCGCTGCGAAATAGAAACCCTTGCCCTTGGTGAAGGAGAAGGTCGGCTTCGACCCCTGCACGCGTTCTACGCAAAACGAATAATGGAAGCGCTGCCACTGTCGGGTCAGGTCGATACTGACTTGCGGCTGATGGGCATGGCCTACGGTCAGGGTATGAGGAGAACTTGTCCGTGCCCAGAAGGAGAAGCAGTACCTCTGCCCTTGATGGTCGCGGGCCCACACTTCGTCCAATACTTCCAAAAGCGATGTCCCCGAAGAGATATGACAATAACCCCCGATGCCTGTGGGCGAACCGTCGGGGAAGGCTTCGTACTTGGTATGGAAAGCCGGATGCAAGCTGTTCGGGAAGCTGTTCCGATGGATACGACCCACGTAAAAGGTACTTCCGAAGCCCTGCTCGTCGGCAGCCGTCAGCGTACCGGCGATGTGGACGTTCCCCGAAGCATAGAGATTCTTGAAATAAGCCCCGTAGTCTTCCAGCGTACCGAAAACGGAATCGACGATGCCCCTGATATTGCCTATACGCCCCTTGACGGCCTGAGCGAAGGCGCCGAGATCCGAAAGACGTACGACGTTGAGTTCGGCTATCTCCAGCCACGACTCCTGAGCGAGTCGACCCGTAAGATCTATTTCGAATGCCCGCTGATACAGCTTGGAATAGTCCACAGTGAAGACTGCCAAACGGTATTCCCACTGCGTATCCGCGTCGAGTGTATCGGAATAATCCGATTGCGAGCCATCCGTATATCCGAATGTTACCGGAATATTCTCCAGCGTTTCGGAAGCCCGGATTCTGAACGAGACGAGAATCCGTTCAGGTGCCTTCACCGTTTCCTCCGGAACCATTTTCAATCCGTATTTTCCCGTACCCTCGTACGACGTGCGTGTCAGACGGTAGATCCTCGAAACATTGCCTTCGCTCTGCGTATAGGTCTCTGTCAGATACGACTCTCCCTGCATGGCATAACGACTGCGATCCGCAGCATACTGATCGCCTCCGCCCATCGTGGGGTACAGCAGCGAGAAGTCGCTTCCCAGAGAGTCGATCACATCCATGTAAGGAGCATCGCTGTCCGATGCCGTGAGGTAGAGAGCTCCGCTGCGCTGCGTATCGAAAAGGTTCGTGATACGCACGAAGTCGAGCAACTCCTCCCCACGGGGTTCATCTCCTTCGATAAGGGCCCCGGTAAAATACGGAACCTCGGCATTCCCGATAGTCTCGGTGCCGGTATCGAGTACAACCATCAGCGAATAGACCTGCCGCGGAGCATCATAATACGAACGCCGCACCACATCCCCGACTGCAAGGCTCTGCACCTTCTTCGAGTGCGGGTCCCGGCGGATCTTGTATATCGGATAATCGACCTTTGCCATCAGTGTATTCTCTCGACCTCGTCGCCGCGGAAGCTGTGGCTGATCCACAGCGCTCCGCCAACGACATCGGTCTTCTGTATTTCCAGTTCGTAAATGCGCATCCGCTTGCGGACGGTCAGCTCGTCGAACGTTGCCGCGGCATTGCCCGTTGCGGCGCTGCGCTGCACGCCCCAGCCTGTGCCCGCGAGCCCCGGCGTGAAGCGTGCACTCGTCACGTCGCCCGCGAGGTAGGTGTTGCCGTAGTGCGTGATGCCGTCCGCCCCGGCCGAGATGAAGAGCCCTTCGGATAAGTATAGGACACCGCTGGCAAGGCGGGTTGCGGAACCGGCGATTCCGAAGGATTTACCACTGCGGATCGGACTTTCGAAAAGTACCGCGGCGGCATCCGTTTCTATGGAGAGGACGCCTGCCGGACTCTTTTCGCCGAGCGTGTCTTCGGCGGAATAGCGGTAACGGAGTCGCGTGCCCAGTGCCGTGCGTTCCGTCGCTCCGTCCTCGGGAAGCGTCCGCGTAAAGACGCCGTGCAGCGCCATGCCCCCGTCCTCCGCACAGAGATACGCTCCTGTGTTCGAGCCCAGCCGCAGTCGTCTATGGATTGTGATGCCCTCATCCGAGGAATTGGTTCGGTAGCTTGAAAGCAGCACCTCGCCGAAACTGTGGCGTACTATAAGTGAATCGGGGAAATAGGCTGCTCCGTGCGGTGAGAGAAGCATGTAACTGTCATCCGTATCCATCAGTCCCGAGAGCAGCCGGATACGCGAGGTGTGGGCGCCGCCTAGCAAGAGGCTGCCCCTTGCGCCCGAGAGCTGCACTTCCGTCTCCGACACATGTTTCAGCACCGTGTAGCCGCCCATACGGATTCCGCATCCCTCGGCCAAGGCGAGGTCTGCAAAAGCCGTGAGGCACTCTGTGCCCAGCAGAAGTTGCGTTTTGCCTGCCGTACCCAGCTCCGCGCCGTGCAGGGCCTGAAGCGTACCCGACAATTCGACGGCTCCTGCAACGGACAACGTGCCTGCGACCTTCGCGTCGCGCATCGTCCAGTCCGCATCCGCGCAGTTGGCATTGCCGCCGTGGAAGACCGCGTTGCCTGCAACCGTAATATTATCCGGGGCGATCCGTACGCCGCTGTCGTCCGCACCCACAAGGATTGAAGCCTGCGATGTGAGAACCGTTGCGCCCAGATCAAGCTTCGCGGCCGAGAGAGTAATACGGTCGCTCTGGATATCGTAACCGATAACCCTATGTCCGGAAAGCAGGACGCCGCCCTGCACGTCGATATCTTCTGCGAAGCGGATACCGGCACCGTCATCACGGGTGTAGGCCGCAAGAAGTGTCCGGTTACCCGCACCCGCCTCGAAGCCGTAGTGGGCCCTTAAAAGGCCCGACATATCCCCGCCGCTCCGACGCAGGTACTCGATGAGGATGCCGCCTTCACTGCTGCCATCGCCGCCTACGGCCCCCGCAATGGCTGCAGCAAAGCCGTAGGCCGTATTGTGCAGCCGGATCGATGTCTCGTCGCCTTCCTCCACGCCCCACGGATGCTCGTCGTCCCGCCGGTCCTGCGCGTTGAAGAACCGGTTGTAAAGTTCCGTATAGATGCTGTGGCAGAGGCTCCCCGGCGTAAGGGAGCCGATGGCGGGGTCTTTCTCGACGCTCATTTCGTGAAGGAGGTTTGCGAGAGGAAGTTCCGGATCTTGGAGATAAGGGGCGCGAAATTCGGAGCGTTGACCGCAGGCATCGTACCCATGAGTGTCGGAGTCATCACCTTCGTACACTCCGTGAGAAACTCCATCATCAGTTGCGCGAGCTGTTGTCCCAGCACCATGGGTTCCGTGGCGTCTTCGGCGCCGAGGGTGATCTTCTGCCCTGTGACGGTTACGGCCTGCCCGCCGACCTTCGTCTCGGCTTTGTCTGTCGAAAGGTTGAGCTCGCCACGGTCGACCTTCAGGGCGATATTTTCAGCATCCTGCGTAACGGATGTTTCCTTGCCGCCGTCGTTTCTGACCGTTGACGTAATCCCCTCGGCCGTATAGTGCGTCGCGGCCTCGTTACCTGTAGCTTCCAGCTCGTCGTAGTCGGGCGACGAGTCGCTCGAGGTATCCAATTCCTCAGTCTCTCGAACGCCGATCGTGACCTCGCGGTGCGCGTTGTATTGCAGCACGTCGGCATGCGAGAAGTTCACGACATACATCGCGCGCGTGGCGGCATCCGAAACGATCGTAACGTCCGAGAGCAGTGTCGGAACGAGCAGCACGCCGCCGCTGTTATCCTGCGTACCTGCAAGCAGCACGCCCTTATGGATGATCGGCTCCGTGGAGGCCGTCTCGTCGGGATATTCGCCCACGTCGATCGTGCCGCCGTACTCGGCGAACTCCGCATCCGAAGGGTCGTCATGGACCTTGGCCACATAACCGTGGATAAGACGTGCCGTGCCAACGCCGCCCGTGCCGCCGGGCGACATGTCCACGCGGTCGATGCTCCGCCCCAGCGCGATACGCCGGATCGCCTCGCGGATCACTGTCTGGCTGCCGCCGCTCTCGAGGAGTTTGCTTTTCTGTCCCATATCCTAAGTCGCTTTTCATAAGGAATAGGAAAAATCGGGGCATTACGGTGATAATGCAGTGTCTTTCGCCAGATTATCCGCATAAAATCATTACTTTTGCGAAAACAATGGCACAATGATCGGCGACCTCGCAAAAGATTACAAACAGTGGCTATCGGAGATAAAGCAGCATATCCGCCAAAGCCAGATAAAAGCTGCTGTAAGAGTAAATACGGAGTTGTTGCGCTTGTATTGGCATCTTGGTAAAGAGATCGCGGAACGCCGGGCGGAAGCGAAATGGGGAAATGGATTTTTCAACACCCTGAGCCGCGATCTGAAAGCCGATTTTCCCGATATGCAGGGGTTCTCACCTACGAACCTGAAATACTGCAAACGCTTTTATTTATTTTATAGCCAATCCGATACAATTCGTCACCAAGTTGGTGACAAATTAATATCCCCGATATTTTCAATCCCGTGGCGCCATCATATCGAAATACTGACCAAGTGTCGCACCATCGACGAGGCTCTGTTTTATGTCGGCAAGACTCTTGAAAACGGGTGGAGCCGTGCCGTGCTGCTAAATTTCCTCGATGCCCGATTGTTCGAAACGCAGGGCAAGGCCCTGACGAACTTCCGCAAAAACCTTCCCGAGCCGATGAGTGACCTGGCACAACAGACGCTGAAAGATCCATACAATTTCGATTTTCTGACCATGCGTGAGAACTACAATGAGCGAGAATTGGAAGATGCCCTAACCACGAACATCACCCGTTTCCTGCTCGAATTGGGCTCTGGATTCGCATTCGTCGGACGGCAGGTCAGACTGGAGGTAAACGGAAACGAATACTTCATAGATCTGCTATTCTACCATCTGAAATTGAGGTGTTATACGGTCGTGGAGCTGAAAGTAACCGAGTTCAAACCGGAGTATCTCGGACAGTTAGGTTTCTATGTTACTGCTGTCAACAGGCAGCTTAGACGCACTGAAGACAATCCGACGATCGGACTGATTATATGCAAAACAAAAGACAGAGTCGTCGCAGAATACGCATTGGAAGGAACGAATCAACCCCTCGGCATATCGCAGTACGATCTGATGAAGGTAACCTCTGAAGAATTGAAAAATACGCTCCCTTCCATCGAGGAAATCGAAAACGAACTCAATGAAAAATAACGACGCATTCGGAAAACGTCAGTTCTTTTTCTTTCCGTCCCCGTAAGTCATTTTCTCTCCTTTGATTTTGTAGGGAATCGAGATGCGTTGACGGTAGCCTCCCGTGCCGAATGTCGTTGTGACCTCTTCGACAAGGTAGACGCCGTTCTTCGAGGGGTTGCGCTCGTCGCTAAGTTCCACTTGGCAGGCAGGTGTGAGGGCATGGTCGCCGAAGATCGTCAGGTGGCCCGTGATGCCGTTCAGATTGTAGGCCCGGAAGTATTCAATGGCCTCCTCGACGAGTTTGTCGGAAGTGATCCGCATATTGGTCGAGGTGTACGGCACCACCGTATAGGTCGAAAGATCGACCTTCGTGCGGGTGTCGGCCCCCGCGGCCGTGGTGTTGCCCGTTATCTTGTGCGTCTTCTTCGAGATCTGCGTTGCATTGACCGTCTGGAACTCCTTGCTGTCGGGATTCGAAGGGTCATAGTCTGGGTTCAGGCGTACCGTGACTTCGAAGAACTTCTCGTCTGCCCCCAACGCCTTAGCTTGCACGGCCAGAAAGCGCGGGTCCGTACGCAGCACCTTCAGATTGTTCTGCGCCACATGTCTGTCGAAGCGTATGACGAAGGGCCCTTCGCCGTCCGAGGGGAACTGAGGCTGGCTCGGGGACGCAGAGTACGGGCGCCCCACGGCGATCGCGGGCATCGCATCGTCCGAGGAGCTGTCGTACTTGAGGAAACAGTAGACCTTGTGGCGGCTCCATGCCTCCAGTACATCGGCCACGGTGAAGTTGTCCGTAACCTTGATCTTGCCGACCTCGATGTCGAAACGGCGTGTCTGGCTGTGGAGCGCGAAGCCCGTATCTTTCAGCAGTCCGTACCGCTCGCCCAGCACGTCGGCCACCTTCGTACCCTCGACGGGTGTCTCGAACTTCGGCGCCGTCTTCAACTTGAGCTTGTAGGCCATGTTCTCGCACTCGATTTCGAAATGACTGTCCGAATTATAAGCCGTGATATATCCGTCGAACATGTTTTTCAAGGCCCCGTTGTAGCCCAGTTTGATATTGATGCGCTGGCCGACCTTGAAGGTCTTGTCATCGAGGGCCGCCTGTCCCGTTCGCTTTTCAATGAGTACGCCGTCCTGCATGACCTCCGTCGTGAGGCGCGTGGCATCCACGCCTTCGGCCGTCACGGGACCTATGATCGTACTTTTATAGACCGTACCTTTGGGAAAGGTTACCTTTGCCGTACCGATGAGTTTCTTGTACGACTCCGTGATGCGTATCTCCTGTACCTCGGTGAACTCCATGCCGTTTTTGATGACGATGGGATTCTGCGGGTCGGCGTCGCCTATGGTGATACGGCACGAGAGGATGTCCAGCGCATTCAGATCCATAGACGGCTGATTTTAAGCAGCGAGGAAGGATCCACCACGTCGGCGCCCATCTTCGTCCATTTTATCCACTTATTCGTATGTTTGAGGGTCTCGTCCACTTTCTCCGCCTCGGCCGTCCGGACCTCGATGGCCTCCGACGGCTCTACGGCCACGCACTGCAGCTTGTAGGGTTGCACGTTACGGCACTCCGAAACGCCGAACGAGTAGTTCAGGACGATAAGCTGCGTGATGCGGAACTGACGCAGGATCGTATTGCTGCATTCGATGACGCCCTTGTGCTGCATGAGCTTGAGAAACTTCGAGACTTCGGCTTCCGGATAGACATCGGGATACTTCGACGTGATCTTACCCTCTATGGATATTTCGTAGTCTCCACCCGAGACGAATTCCTTTCGCGTATAGTCGCGCCCCTGTACTGTCGTGAGCACGATGTTGTTGCGGCTCGACACCTGTACCCGCGGGCCGAGGTCCACGAACTCCACACGGCTGCCGGCCGGGCCGCCGGGCGTCTGCGTGACGGCTGCACCCAACTCCAGATAGTCCGTAACGATATTGCCCACGATCGTATCCGTGTGGTTTTTCTGCCGTGCTACGGCCTGCTGATCCTCGATAAGACGGTAATACTGCCCGGTCTTGTTCGCAAGGCTCGTCTGCGACTGTGTCTCGAGGTACTTGTCGCGGGTGCGCTGTTCCCAGTATTTCAGATAGCGCGGGTAGGAGCGCAAAAGTCCGTATGCTGTCTGATGTGCCGTCTGCACCAGCCCCCGTCCCAGTAGGTCGACATCCTTGCCCAGATAATGCACCGTGCCGTCCTTGAAGTGTGCCAGCCCCATGCCCAACGCCCGCCGCGCCGCATCCGAGACGTAGCCTGAGAGTGTTCCGTGGCTCAGAATGCCGCCCGACAGCAGGGAGGATATGCCGATATTGATCAGTCTGCCCATAAATTCGTTTTCGTTATGCTCCGTTCCATGATGCGTCGAAGTCATGCACCACGTCGATGAGCGCCTGTGCCATCTGTTCCTTCAGGTCGCGGACTTCCGGGAAGCTGCCGTTCTCGCTTTTCAGCAATTCGATGGTCTCGATACTCAAAAGGTTAGTGATGTTGACGATAACCTGTTTGGGCGCAGCCGAGGAGAGCTTGCCCGTACCCGAATAGTTGCCGCCGGCACCTGCGTCGTCCAACCCTGTTACGGAGATGCCCGAAGCGTCCCACGGCTTTTCGTCCAGCGATGCCGGTTCGTTGGCGTACATGTACTCCGGGATACCTGCCCGCTTAAAGATGTTCTCGGCGATCTGGCCGCTCTGGAACGTGTCGCGCAATGCCGCCATGACCGTGACGAGCCAGTCGTGAACGATGCGGAAGTTCTTCAGGTGCTCGACTTTCTGTTCGTCCGTGGCATTGGCCGCCAGCGGTATCTGCTCCCACAGCCCCGTTTTGCCGTTGAAGCGGAATCCGCGCTCGATCATCTCGGAGAAACGGAAACCCGTGGCGGCGATCCCCGCCTGCGCCGCGGGCTGGCTCTCCATGAGCGCCTTGTATTCGCGGGCTACCAGCACGGCTTCCGGCACGAACTTCTCGTTCATGCGGTTCTGATACTCCCATGTCGCGGCGGCCTGCTGCACGGTCATCTCCTTGAGTCCCTTGCGCAGTGTCCGCGACGTGTCGTCGTAGTGGCTGGAAAGTGTCTTGTCGACCTTTTTGAAATCGTAGCCATAGACCGAGGGTATCGCGTCGATATACGCTTGAATTTCGGTCTGCGAAGTCAGCTTTCCCAGTTCGGCATAGACGCTCTTGATGCGAGTGGCGGCATCTTTGTCCGCCTGAAATATGATAGCCCGCGTAAGGTCGTCGCGGTAGGCATCCGAAAAGGTATAGACGGGACCCGGAGTGTGGTAGTAACCCCCGTGGATGCTGTTCCCATAGTTCATGCTGTTGAACAGCGCTGTAAACCAGTTTCCCGTCCATGCCCCGATCTTCAGACCCGTGGATTCCTCGAGGCTTTTGCCTTCGGTGAGCTTGTCCACGGCACCTTTGGCGTTCACGGCCGCTTCATACGTCCTGCGCAATGATTCGTACAAGGCGTCCACCGAGGGATAGTTGTACTTGCGCTCTTCCTGTAACTCGGCAAAAGCTGCATCTGTGGCCTCCTTGACTTTCCATGCCTTGTAGGCTACCCATCCTAAAGCTCCGACCAGCGCGCTCACGGCTCCGGCTGCAACGACAGCCCCCGTACCCAACGCCCCGAGGGCCGCTCCTGCGCCTAAGATACCACGGCCCGTGACCACTTGCGAGGCAAAGACCCCCGAGGCGGCGCGCCGCAGTCCGAGGCCCGTGAGCGAGCGTTGTACGCCCGCACCTGCCAGTGCCGACATCAAGGCTCCGCGGCCACCCGCAACACCCGCCTGCCGCAGTGCACCTACAAGGTTGCGCTTGTCCGCGAAAGTCATGCGCCCCAGCCGTCCGCTCCCGCCGAGGCCCGTAAGCGACGAGAGAAGTTCCATACCCGCTGCCGCGGCTTTCTGACGTCCCAGAAGCCCGAAAGCCACGGCGAGGTTCGTGACGGCGCCCGCCAGACGGAAAAGACGCGTCGAGGCGAAGCCCGTGAAGAGTACAGGCTCGAGCCACCGGAAATTGTCGGCCACCCATGCCGCGATCTTGCCGAAGAGCGCGAACAGGTCCAGCAACGCCGAAGCGATTGATGCCAATCCTCGGGCGAACTTCTCCGTATTGATTGCAGCCGTGAGCCGTCGCAGCGTGCGCTGTATCTGCGGTTCCATGATCTCGTATCCGCGCATGAACATCTCCGAGAAAGTCGAGGTGAGCTGGAACCACAGCCCTTTGGTCGTCTCCTGCTTCACGTAGGCCAGTTGCGCTGCGATACCGTGCGAGGTGCGGTTATACGTCGTGAGTTCCCGCAGTTGACCGTAGTTCTGCAGCAGCATCATGCCGGCATTGCCACCGATGCGGCCGAAAATCTTGTGCATGTCGCCCAGCGAAGCTCCCTTTGCATTCAGCTCCTCGAAGATATCGGCCAGCGGGCGGATCTTCTCCAGTGTCCGGCCGTAGACATCCACCTTGTGCGTGAACTCTACACCCAGTCGATCGAGGATATCGCGCGCTTCCTTGGGCTGGTAGGCAAGACGCGTGGCCATGGCACGCAGCGCCGTGCCCGCCATGGTAGCCTTGACACCCATGTTGCCCAAAAGACCTATGGCCGCCGAGGACTCCGTGAAATCGATGCCCGCCATGCGCAGGTAACCCGCAGCCATCTTGAAAGCCTCGGCCGTTTCCACGACATTGACATTCGAACGCGAAATCGTCGAAGAGATGATATCCGCGACCACGGGCATGCTTTCCGGAGAGATGTCGTAGCCCGCCATGATGTTGGTCACGAGGTCTGCGACTTCGTCCAGCGGATTGTCGCCGATCAGGGCAAGATTCGTGATGGGGCGTATCGACGCATTGATCGACTGCAGGTTCTGACCCGCCATGGCGAGGTACCTCACGGCTCCGCCCACTTCCGTGGCCGTGAATTTCGTCTCGATGCCCACCTGCCGGACGTTGCGGGCCATGGACTCGAAGCGCTGCTCGAAGGTCGAAAGGTCGCTGTCCGCAACATGCAGGATACTCCGTGCCGACTCCATCGTATTGGCGTACTCCACGGCGTCGAGGAGCTCTTTTCGCATCGTGCTGTAAAGCATGTAGCCATTAAGCATGTAGGCGAAAGGCAGCACACCCTGCAGCGACGGGGTCCGCGAGTATTGCAGACGGTTGATGGCAGCCCTCTGGCGGCTGTTCGAGATGTTGCCTGCGAAAGTCTGCTGGCGCAGCAGTCCCCGCACAGTCTCCACGTTCTGTTGCCGCAGGCTCTTCTCCGCAGCCTTGCGGGTACGCTCCGCTTCGGCTGCGGCCCGCTTTTGCGCCGCGGCGGACTCCTTGCCGTCCGGAACGGGAATGGCACGGGGAAGCACGGCTCGCAACTGCTCCTGCACCCTCGGAGGCAACAGGAATGCTTGCGTCGTGGTCTGAGGCTGGGACGCTTTTTCCTTTGCCGCACGTTGTACGATAGTCCTACCCAGCGGCATGGCTGCAGCGGCTGCCGTGCGCACCTGTCCTAGCAGCGCGAGGATCTCCTCGAGGCGCCCCTTGGCAACGTCGGTCTGTATGTTCAGCTCGCGGCTGCGCTCCAGATGCGACAGCGCCGAGTTGATCTTGCCCAGCGAACGCGTGAGCGACGTCTGTGTGGTGTATGTCGTGCTCGATAGGTTGCGGAATACCTCCTGCGAATGACGGATGATCTCCGCAGCGTTTTTCTGTACGGCCTTGCTGTTGAATGCCTTGCCGGGGTTCACCACAAGGTTTATGCCCTTGCTTTTATTCTCGATGGTGGTCAAAGCCGTGACGATGCGCCCCAGTTTGGCTTCACCATACTTCGTGTCTATGTTGAACTTGTAATTATACTTGCGACCTTTGCCGGAAGGGTCCGTGCACAACGCCTTGTCGATGGCCTTGAGAGCATTCTGGACATTCTCCACGGCACCCGACATGTCTCCCTTGAACTTCGAGAGAGCCTCCACGGCAGCGGTGAAATTTCCAAGCTGCCGCGTGGCTTCGGTCGACTCGACTTCGATGTTGTATTTGACGTTATAAGTCTGGTCGGACATGGCGGCGCGGTTAGATTTTTTCCGAAGAATAGAGTGCCGGACGAACGATTGATTACGAAGCTTGCAGACACGAAAAAAAGCCTGCGGGCAGGAATGTCCGCAGGCTACGAAACATGGATCAGACGGCGGGCGGCGCGAAGAGTGCCCGTGCGGAATTGTGGACCATAAACTGCTCGTGCAGCCAGAGAGCCTCCTCTGAGAGCGAGGCGAACTCCTCGTCGCTCATGGCGTCCAGATCGACCCCGGGGAAGTAGTGGCGTATGTATATCAAACGCTGACGGATTCGCTGTCCGTCCTGCACCGCCGCCCCGTCGATCAGTTTACCAGTATCGACTGGCGCGTCTGGATAAGTTCCGAAAGCTGGCCCATAAGGCCGAACAAGAACAGTGAGTCGTTGTCTACGAGTTCTTTGTCCCCGTCGATGAAACAGTCGCGGGCAAGCGTACGCATGGCCGTGACCTCGTCCTTCTTCGACGCGGCCATGAATTTCGAGAACTGCGGGAACGTAGGCTCGGCCATATAGGCTACGTAGAACTCCTTCTCCTCGCACTCCTTATCCCCGAAGACCACCATCGGGCAGATCTTGCGCAGCTTCTTCTCGGATTTCAGTGCCGCAGCCTTCTCACGGATCGCGGAAAGCTGTTCCAGTGTCAAACTTTTCTCTTCCATATCATGTCATGGTTTGGTGTATGGAAGAATAGACGTCGTACAAGGATATGTTTATTTCCGTACGCAGCGGTTCTATTCTTCCGTCTGCAATATGATGGAATCAGGCCGATGCATTGCCGATCTGAATGTCGAAGGGATGGAGTTGGAACTCATGCGTAATGTTCGTGTCGTCCTGCTGCGACTCCATGGCATCCTCGTCGAAAATGCAGCCCTTCAAAACGACTGATGTCGTCGTCCAGTCGTCCGATGCCAACGGATTGGCGAAGGAGACGATCAGGTCGAATTCCCCGATGTCGCACAGCGAACCGTAGATCGAACGCAGGGTCTGCTGCGTGGCATAGTCCATCGTTATCGATGCCTCGTAGACGATGTTTCCGAAGCCGCGGCTCACGGGTTTCCCGCCCAGACCGTAGTTGCTCTCGATCTTGCGCTTGCGGCTCCACTTGATGCCCGAAACGCCTTCGAGCGTCGTCGAACCCTCGTCGATGCCCAGAGCCGTCGAGGAGAGGGTAATCATCGACCAGCTGTAAGCTACATTATTGATTATAGGCATATAGTGTGTTATTTAGCGGTTAGCGAAAGCCCCTCCTCGACGTAAATACGCGTAGCCACACCCACGGGTACGATCGTGTATCCGATGCGCAGGGTGTCGTCCACAAGGACGTTCTGCTTCTCGTCGATAGTGACGGAATAGCCCGAAATCTCCTGTGCAGCCTGCATTTTGGAGAGTATATCGCCGATAAGGGTCTGGAAGGCCGTGATCTTGGATGAGGCCAGATAGCCCGTCGAGGGGTTGACCATCAGCGGCGAATTGACGTATGGCAGCAGGGCGCTGCGCACCTGACGACGCGATTTGTTGATCGTGCGGTTACGTGCGATGGTTCGGAAGTCGCCATGCGAGCATGTCTGGTCGCGCGAGATGTAGATACCGTTTTCGCGCCCAGCATACTTGATGGGAAACATATATCCCTTGTCGTCCAGTTCGTCGAGCAGCGTCGGCGAGAGCGATTCGTAGGCATTCACACTTACGAAGGCGTCATCGACGTCGAGGTTTGTATCTCCGAATCCGAGCTCAATCTCCTGAAAGTCGTCCGTGAAGAGGTTGAACTGCTTGACCCACGCTACGGACTCCTGCACGTTGGCGCGGGCGATGGCGCCCATCACGGCTCCGAGGAACCCCACCGGAGCCTTGGTCGTATTGCGCAGCTGCATGCGGTGTACCTGCTCGGATGCCGACTGTCCGAAGATGACGCTCACGCGGCTCGACTCGCAGATCGCCGTAGGGATTTTGTTCAAGTCGATCTGACGCCCCGCAGTGGTCTGAGCCCCCGTCGTGGAGGGGTTGGCACAGAGAACGATCGACAGGGGCTGGTTCTGCGCGGCCATGGCCTCGGCCTTGTCGTTCAGGCTCATCACAAGGTTCAGGTTGTAGGGGTCCGCCTCGCCGCTTTGGCGCCACAGCGGCTGCTCGGTCCATACGCCCAGTTGATTGATCATGCCACCTGCGGCGCGCTGCATGACGTCGATGGCGTCCCAACTGGTCGAGCAGTCGGCGAACATTACGTAAAGTTTGCCTTGGCTGTCCACGCCGCCCGACATGCGGAAGAACTCGCGGATGTGGTAAGCCGGAATGCCGTACATAAAGTTCTCGGAGGTCTCCTCCGCGGGGTCTGCGACGTCCTTCCATTCGATGATGCCGAAGTCGTTTATGGACGACTTGCGGCTGGTGATGTAGACCACGTCGCCGGCTTTGAGCTTGTTCTCGTTGATCTTACCATATCCCTCCGTGAAGAGCTTTGGCTGCTGCGAGATATCGAACAGCAGTCCCGTTACGCGCTCCTGATCGGAGGGGGCCTGATACGGAATGTTGCCGTCGACATCGCTGATAAATACGTTTCCTAATGCCATGGATGTTGTTTTCAGTCTTTGTGGTACGGGTTTGTGTAGAGCGTGGCGTCCGTGCGGAACACGGGCGGCGTGTCTGCGGTGTAGGTGCTGCCCAGACGGTCTATGTAGAGCTGCTCATAAGCGGGAAATATTTTCAGCAGGCGGTCGGCGTAGTCGGGAGTTGCGTCCGACGACTGCGTCTGGTCCTCCTGTTTTTCCTGTTCGGACTGTGTGGGCGTCGTCTTTTCGGGATCGGGTCCCGAGCCGTCCGCCTCGGGTTCTCCGCCTGTTGCGTTCGCAGGAACCGGTGCTGCCGCAGGAGCCGATGTCGGAGTTGCAGTGTCCGGAAGGTCGTTGTTCTCGTTTGTTATTTTCTTTGCCATGTCGGTAAGGTGTGGAAAAGGGGAAGCGGAGTCGTATGCCCCGCCTCCCCTGCGGTCGGGTGCACTATGAAATGCTATGCTTTCTTGTAGGCGGTGTGTACGACGATCTCGGCGGGTTTGACGATGTTCACGTCCATCTTCATTCGCATCTGGAAGAAGAAGAGCTCCGAGTTGGATTGCAGACGGTCCACCTTCAGCACCTCGGTATCGTTGGCGTAGTCCACGCCGAGCCACAGGTTCGAGTCGACGCCCGTGGTGAAGTTGCCCAAGACGATCGTGTGCTCCGGAATGCCCGCAATGGGGATGATGCGCTTGCCCTTGAAACGGTAGCGGTTGACCTCCGTGTTCTCGGAATACTTGACCATCTTGTCCGTGAGGTAACGGTCGTAGAGATCCCACATGTCCCAGCTCATCACGAAGCTCAGACCGCTCTTGCGGCGGATCTGCTTCGGACACTTGGTCCACATGGCGTAGAGGGCCGCTTCGATGGCCGCACCGTCCGCAAGCTCCGTATTGCCCGAGAGGATGCACTGCCCGCCGGCCACGGTCTCGGGGTCCGAGGCGTGGATGTTGTCCAGAATGCGCTTGATGGCCCCGTCGAAATATTTCTCCTTGCCGCCGCCGATGGGCGTGCAGCCCTCGGGTGCCGTAATGCCGGCCGCTGCCGTGCCGCCCTTAGCCGAGGTCCAGATGGCGCTGCCGATGTACTCGTTCTTCTTGTCCATCAGAAGGCGCAGCATCGTGGCCTGCAGCTTGGGATCCAGCTCGCGGAAAACAAGGTTGCCCGTAGGCTGCGCGAAGCGCCAGTAAGACTCGAAGTCGCGCGGATTGAACTCCAGATAAACCATGAAGTCCTGCGGCTCGAGGTAGCGTTCAGTGAACTGGTACTCGTTGAAGCCGTCGGAGCCCTTGGCCCCATGCGTACTCTGCGGCGTGGGTACGTTGTCCTGAATGACGTCGCCCAAGTGGATCGAGGGCAGCGTATATTTGTGCTGGATGCCGCTCTTGATGTGGATCAGCCCTTCGCGGTAGGTGTCGTTGCCCTGCGCGGTATAGGTCAGAAGGTCCTCTAAGACCTCGCCGTTGTAGCCGTTCTGTAAGAATGTTACCGTATCAGCCATTATCGTTTTGCAGATTGTGTTTTAGAGTTTTCCGGCTTGATCTGTACAGTCGTAATAGCCACTTACGTCTGATCCGCGGGCGACGCCCGCATCTGCTTGATATGGACAGGGTCCGGAGCCTATTCTATCTTGCGGAAGGCGAAGTCCTTGCCCACGACGGCTTCGATACGCTCGGCCATCTTCGCCTCGGCGCTTCGAGCTCCCTCGGCGGCAGCCTGCACGGCAGCCGGGTCGGAGGCGATCTCGTGCGAGATCTGCTCTACGGCGGGAATGCTCTCCAATGTGCTCTCCACCAGGTCGGGGTTCTCCTCGGCAAGTTTCCGCCACTTGGGAATGTCGTCCGCGGGGATCTTGCCCGCAGCCTTCGCGAGCATCGCCTCGATGCGCTCGGCCTTCAGCTGCGCTTCGCGGTCCTGATAGGTCTTGAGCGAGGCGGTCAGTTCTGCGACGTTGGTTTGCAGATTCTGTATCGTGGCCTCTTTGCCCGCCAGGACGGTCTTCGTGTCGCTCAGCTCCTTTTCCTTCTCGCGGAAGCGGGCCTCTATGGAGATCAACTCCGAGATGCGGGCCATCACGTCCTTGGGCTGACAATCGTCTTTCAGGCCGAGGGTCGCCGTTACGGCGGAATATTCGGGTGAGGTTTTGCTTTCGTTGCTCATCGTAATGTGTTTTTGTGTGGTTCGATTAAGAGTAGGCTCTTCGGTGCCGGAAGGTTTGCAGCCCTCCGCCTCGGCGCTGATGCTCTCCATCATCGAGCGGATGGCGGCCGCATCCTCCAGTGCCGAGAGCTCCGTGCGGACACGCTCGCGCAGCTGGGGCGAGGTCTCCAGAATGTTGTCCTGCGGAATGATGCCCGCGGAGACGGCACTCTCGGCATCGAAGTAAGTGCCGTCCCTGCCGGCCTTGCCGTCCATGATCGAGACGACGTGTTCTTCCGCGAGGCCGAAGCGCTTGCGGTAGATCGTACGCAACTGCCGTGTGAAAGCCGCGACCATGTCGCTGCCCGTATCATCCTCGGATGACGGCAGGAAGGGGTTGTGGATCATAAGGATCGCATAGTCGCGCATCAGCGAGCGGGCGCCTGCGGCCCAGAGCACCGAGCCCATCGACGCGGCCATGCCCTCGTTCACGCACTCGGTCGGTATACGGGAGTTGCGGATTGTGGAGTAAACGCTCATACCGTGCAGCACCGAGCCGCCTTCGGAGTTGATCAGAACGCGGATCAGAGACGGGGAGCAGCTCTCCGCATAGTCGAACTCCTCGTTGAAGCGCGCGGCCGTCGCCTCGGTGATCTTGCCGTAGAAGCGCAGCGTAGCCGGCGCCCCGGTACGGACCTCGCCGACGATATGTTTGAAGTGGGTCGTCTCCATCCTTGCCTTTTGGGAAGGATAGGCAAAGGCGGACGGAAAGGTTTAAGCGGAGGATTACACTATATATACAATGCGAAAAACAGCGAATTTTGCGCTGTATACAGTGCAAAACTGCCCCTATTGTTGGAATTGGAATGGCGATTACGGAATATATCTATCATTTTGCCCGTTTTTCGGCGAAAATGACAGACATTTTGTAATAAAACAATCTACCGAAAAGGCAGCCCGTAATGGCTGCTGCGCTTGCATGATAAAAATGTATTTTGAAATATACAAATTCTCATATTTTTTGCATTTCAGAAAATACAACTATCTTTGCAGAAAATAGTTTTGCAATTATGGAGACGCTGCGTCAAATATTTCACCATCTGGTATCGCGTACGCAGTTGCGTTTCGTGCGTTACCTCTACTCGCAGATCAACTGGAATAACCGGCTCATCGGCATCGTCGGTTCCCGGGGAGTAGGCAAAACCACGATGCTGCTACAGCACATCCGGCAGAATTACGACATCGCTACCGGAGAAGTCCTGTATGCCTCGTTGGATAATCTATGGTTCAGCACACACACATTGGTGGATCTGGCCGACGAGTTTTACAAAAGCGGCGGGAAAGTTCTCTTTCTGGACGAAGTGCACAAATACGACGGATGGGCGCGTGAGATCAAAAACATCTACGATTCCTATCCGGAACTGAAAGTCGTTTTTACGGGCTCGTCGATGCTGGACATATATCGCTCCGGTGCGGACCTGAGCCGCCGTGCGATCAAGTATACCCTCTACGGCATGTCGCTGCGCGAGTTCTTGCTTTACGAGCACGGTATAAAGATCGAGCCGCTGACGCTGGAAGAAGTGCTGAAAAATCATGTCGGCATCGCTGCGGAGATCGGCAGGCAGATCCGTCCGCTGGCCGTACTGCGCGAATACCTCAAATACGGTTATTTCCCGTATTACAAGGAGGATAAAGAAGGCTATTTCTCCCGGCTGGCCGAGACGGTGAATACCGTTATAGAAGTCGACCTGCCAGCCACCATCGACATCGAGTTCCCGACGATCGCAAAGATTAAAAAGCTATTCTCGGTCGTTGCAGACAGCGTTCCTTTTACACCGAACATATCCCAGTTGGCTATGCAGGTCGGTACGACGCGCCCCAGTCTGCTGACCTATCTGGAAGCACTCGGGAGAGCACAGGCCATCCTGATGGTCGACAAGGAAGCGCAGGGTACGAAGAGACTCGTCAAACCGGAGAAAATATATTTAGGCAACCCCAACTACGCTTATGCCTTCGCCAACCGGAAAGCGGATACGGGCAATCTTCGGGAGACATTCTTTCATTCGATGCTACAAGTGACGGGGAGGGTCGGTTATTCGGATAAAACCGACTTTATGATCGATGGCAAATACAGCTTCGAGATCGGCGGACAAAACAAAACGGGGCGCCAGATTCAAGGAATGGAGAATGCTTATATCGCTGCCGACGATATCGAGGTCGGTTTCGGCAACAAGATCCCGCTCTGGATGTTCGGATTGCTTTATTAGCCGTTTCTTGTCATGTTAAAGATCCAATACGCTTCGGACCTTCATCTGGAGCTTCCGGATAACGCCCGTCATGTGGCGCAAAACCCGTTGCAGGTTACGGGTGATATTCTCGTTCTGGCTGGTGACATCGCATATCTGGGTAAGGACTACGCGAAGCATCCGTTCTGGGACTGGGCTTCGGAGCACTACCGCCATGTTGCGGTCATCCCGGGCAACCACGAGTTCTACGGCGGCTTCGATCTCGAAAATATGCACGACGGCTGGCAGCTGAAACTACGCTGCAATGTGACATGCCATTACAACGACTGCCTGACATTCGGGGACACGGAACTGATTCTCTCGCCTATGTGGGCGTCCGTGCCCATCGAGTATGCGGTAACGGTGCAGGAGGGTATCAACGATTTCCGCCTCGTCCGTTGCGGCGGAAAGACATTGAACTGGGTACGTTTTAACGAAGAGCACTTCCGCTGCTTTCACTTTCTACACGCCGCCATACGCCGCAGTGCGGCGGCGCATATTGTCGTTGTGACGCATCACCTTCCCAGTTTCGAGCTGCTCCCGCCGGAATTTCTGGGCAGTCCGCTCAACGGCGCATTCGTCACGGACCTGCACGGCTTTATCGAGGCCAGTCCTGTCGAATACTGGATCTATGGGCATTCACACCGCAATATCGACCGCATGATCGGCCGCACGCAGTGTCTCTCGAACCAGCTGGGATACATCCGCAGTGGCGAGCACCGCACTTTTGACCCTGCTAAATCGATCATGCTCTGAGCAGGCACGACGAAACGAGAGCGGCAACCTATCGGGTTACCGCTCTCGTTTTATACTCTTTCCTTCTCGGATTGCTGCGAGTCGGATGTTTCCACGGAGGTTTCGATGCGTATGGCCTCGCGATCCGTAGGATGCGGATGGTGTCCGTGCCCTTCGGTGTCGTGCTGCGGGGCATCGCCATGATTCGTGAAGGGCGGCATCACGAGATAACGCTCCACCCAGTCGCGGTACTTCCATGCCGAGGTCTCGCGGAACCATACTTCGTAATCCACCCAGTATGCCTGCAGCATGTTCGTCGAGGTGGGCATGTCGAAATAGAGAAGCTGACACCGCTCGTTGAGCGCCGGCTCGCGGTTCTTGGCATCCTGAATAGCCTGATTGACTCGTTGGAAGACGTAGAAAGGGTCGCACTCCCGCTCCGGGTCTGCGTTGTTCAGCGTATTGAGGATGAAGCGTACGCGCATGGTCGCACGCCCCTCGCCGATGCGCTGCTGCTGAACCAGATAGCGGACGTTAGTGTAGTGGATGAACACAGCGGGGAAAATCACCTCGGATTCCATATTCTCATCGAGCACAATGCGTGCAAACTGGCCGTTGTCAATGGCTATGGTCTTGAAAAAAGGCGGGCTCCGCAGATCATCTTCCCGCTCGCGGATCGTCTGTAAGGCCCGCCGCACGGCGAGGTACATCTCTGCGAGGGCATTCTGCTGGACCTCTTCGGGCAACGACACCGCAGGCCGTTCCGGTACGTCTCGCGGCTTTTCCCGCTGGTCGGTCTTGTCCTTTATCATGGCGTGGGAGCATTGGGGATGCCGGGCAGCCCGTTGAAGATATAGGCGTAGTAGCGCGCGATCTCGGCCGTGAGTTTGGGGTTAGGCCCCATGAACTGCCGCTGCACGGAACGACTCTTACGATACTGGTTGGACCAGTAGGTCCCCGTGGGGGCATTGTGTACCGCGGCATAGGTCGTAGGGCCAGTACGGCGTACTCCACGGTGTCCTCTCAGGGCCACGCTCTCGGGCGCCGCTTCGACGGTGTAGGTTATCGAACGACGGAAGGCAGCCTTGCGGCCCGGCGCAGGCTTCACGCTCTTATTGTCGCTCCGCATCTTGTCCATGACACTTCCGGCCAGCAGCCCCGTATGCCGCAAAATGGGATGCGTGCGGCGACGTCCCCAGCGTGAGGTGCGGGCGGGCCACGGACACCCCGAGCCATAAAAACCGCCCTGTGTGAACGACTGCTCGAAACGGTCCTTGGCGAAGCGTCCCGCCAGATGTGTGAAGTCGAAAACCTGCCGCTCGAAGTGGCTTACCGTAGCGGCCGCGGGCCCCAGCCGGAGCCATTGCTTGTAAAATTGATCGGGAGTTAGGTCCATGACAGATGAAATTTGCGTTTCAGGGTTTGCAGGTGTTCGTGCAGTGCCGACGGCAACGGATGGCGAAAGTAAGGGTGTGCTGCGGAGAAGATACGGCCTGCGTGGCAGAGACTCTCCCGGAAAACAGGATTAATCCGCACGCCTTCGGGAAGCTCCAGCACTCCGGTCACAGCACCCTGGCTGTCCGGTGTGAGGAAGCAGCGGCAGCCGTACTCTATGGGTGGTATGAGCTCCGCGGGGAACGATGACTTCGGGTAACTCACGCCTTCGAGCGCCGCATGCCACGGACGTACCCGCTCGTCGCCCTGCGTGGTGAAGGTCAGCATCTGCTCCGTCCCGACGGTCAGCCACCATGCGGCCATCACGGCGGCATACTCCACGTCGAGGTTCTCCTGCACGGCCCGGTGGCCGTTGTAGCGCTCGAAGACCGCGTCGCAGAACTCGTAGTCATCCTCCGCCACCTTTTCGGGCAGGTCGCAGCACATGGCGTACTCTTCGGCTGCGGCGAAGTCGAGCATGTTCTCGATCCCCGCCGCGAGGATGTCGCGCCGCTCCCGCTCCTGCTGCGTAGGAAAGTCGTTCCGACGCTTCAGGATCTCCAGAGCTTGCTCCAAGTCGAGGCCCAGCCCGTCGAGAAGCCGCTCGATAAGCGTTCCTGCGCGCATCTCGATGAGCGTCTCAAGAGCCGAATACCGCGCTGCGCTGTCCGTCCAGCAGTCCAGCAGACGCGCGAAAGCGTCGTAAAGCAGAAAATATTCCTGTTCCTCCCGCTCGGGGGATGCCGCCGAAGGAGTCGGGAGCGTAGCTGCGGCCATCATCTCGCTCCCCGGATAAAATTTACCACTTCGCGGGCGCCCCGGCCGTGCCCGTAGCGCTTGTAGTATTCCTCGTCGGACATGATATGACGGTCGTTAGTGCTCATGCGCCTCTGTCCGGAGCCGACGCCCGCGCCGCCGAGTCCCGCCGTGAGCTGCAAGACGTTGAGCTGACGGCCCACATGGATGCCGAACTCCTTCTCCACCTCGTCCGGGGCGATCTCGTACTTGTCCGTCAGCAGGCCGTAAAGCTTGATGCGATCCTCATTGTTCATCTCGATGCGGTTGCTGTACTTGAACTCCAGCCCGCCGGGCAGGTAGCCCATATCCACCAGCGAAGGCAGCACCTGTTCGTTCATCACGTTCTCGATGAAGCGGCGGTAGACCTCGATCCTCTCGCGGAAGATATCCTGATGCGCCTTCGTGGAACCCACGTAGGACTGTGTGGCTCCGGCCATCGACTCCGAGCCGAGGATCATGTTCGAAACCTCCTTATTCACAAAGTCGATAAGTCCCGTGTAGATCTTCTCCGAGTTGGACATCGTGAAGGTCTTGATGTCTATTTCATCGTCCAGTCCGGTAACGATGACCTTGTTCTGTGCGGCGTTGACGATTTCGCTGGCAAGGCGCTTGCGGTCAGCATTGCTCTCCGAGACGGTCTTGCCGTGGATAATCGGCTGGCCGTAGGTACTCGAAAAATTCACGTAGTTGGCCACCGTGAATTTCTTGGCCAGAATCAGGGGCGTGGTGGCCGAAAAGAGACCCAGATCGCCCGTATTGACGAGAATGTAGTTGCGGCGGTAGGCTTTCTGCGTGAGATCCCAGCCGGGCGACCACATGCCCTGACGCTTCACCACGCGGCACTGGTCCGGCAGCACGTTGCGCCGCTCGATGATGTTCACCTCCCGAAGGCGTCCCGTGCGGGGGTCCGTGCCGGGCATGATCTCCAGCAACGTGTAACCATAGAGCTTCGCCTCGACGATGCCGCGGATGATCTTGTCGAACTGCGTGCCCTGTACCTTGCGCGTCTGCTCCACATCCTTGATGTACTTGCCTTTTTCGTTCTGGCGGGCCAGCATGTAACGGTCTCCGAGAATCTGGCTCACAAGCGTCTCCAGCACGGCCCGGATATGGGCATCCTGCTGCAGGCACGCCTCGTAGAGGTCGATCAGAGGACCGCGGTCGTCCAGTACCGTTCCCCGGACTACCGACGAGCGCACCGAACGATAGCGGTTCGTGCGGTCGATCTCGCGGACATACTCCTGAATGACCTTCTTGCTGGTGCGGAAAACCGACTCCAGAAGCTCATGGTCGAACGTGCCGTCGAAATTTTTTTCAGCCATTTTTCACGCTTTCCAAAGAGTAGGAGAACCATGCCGAAAGTGGTTAAAACGAGGTGGTTATGCTGAATGTGAAAAGGGTGTGAAAAACACTTACTCCAACACAGATACGAACTGGCTATACTTATAGTAAAATTCCACTTACAGTTTTTTATGTCTTGTTGCAATATACTTGTATTTAGATTGTTACACTTAAAAAGTAACTTCAAAAAAATAATTGATTTTATTCCTTAGCTTAAACTAAAAATATATATTTGCGAAAAAAACATCACTATATCCGAGTATGGAAAACTTAAAAACGATAGTCCCGTACCTTTCGACAATACGTTCGGGGACGAAGCAGACATCTCCTCCCGCCGGAGGAGTCGAGAACCTAAAAACCCACAACTGCGACATGACCAAGCGAAGCTTTTTCAAGGACCCCAAGATCGTACTCGTCTTCAACAACCAACGCGTGCTGATCTCCATGTACAAATCACTGAATGTTGCGTCTCAAGCGATGAACATCCCTGCGCAATCGATCTCCCTGTGTTGTTTGGGATACCACATCTCCTGTTATGGTTGTTATTTCAGACACTACGATTTCGATAAAGTCGAAATAGTGCCTCATCAGGATTTCGGACACCTGCGCGTCGAAGAGTACGACCGCATGTGCGACGAAGTGCGCCGCTACCACGATTCCAAGGAACTGTCGCGCCGCAAACTGAGCGCGGAAAAGAGGCGGAAACTCAAAAACGAAGCAAAGCATGAATAGAATCCTGACGGTGCCTTTTCTGCGGGGCACACTAAGAATCAGCAGAACGCCCGCAGGCGACGTGCATAAGGTCTGCGTCAACGACCTCTGCGGAGCCATGCGGCGCAGCATCCTTCTGAAGAACGGCACGGTTCTGCGCCGTTGCCCGTCGCTTACGTATCTCGATGCGGAGCATCCCGAAGAGTTGTATGCCGATTTCACGGAGGCTGTCGAGCTTGTCAAATGGATGAGCTCCGGCGCCAAACTGTTGCGCATGCGCGGCCGAGAAGTGCTGGAAAATCTTCAACATCTGCGCATGGCGCAGGACACTACCGCAACGGATGTTTCCGAAGGTTCCGCACCACGAATCATCGAGCTGGAGTACGTGGGCAACCGCTTCTCCGTGCGTCTCGAAGATGGCCGTTATATGGTCAACGCTACCGAGATGGCACGGCCTTTCGACAAACGGCCGGCCGTATGGCTCAAACTCACGGAGACGGCGCGCCTGCGTGAGGCATTGGTCGAGGACGGCATCTCGGCCGATACGGAGCAACAGGTTATCACCACGCGCGGTCCTCACGGTGCCACATGGCTGGAGATACATCTCTGGACGCAGTTCGCACAATGGCTCTCGCCGGCCTTTGCGGCATGGTGCAGCAAGAAGCTCTTGCACCTGCTGCGCGATGGCCATACCGAGCTGCAGGAGGTCCCGCAGCCGGTATCGTCGGTATCGGACCCCACTGAGGAGTTCTGCTCGGAGGATCTGCTGCTGCCAGCGCCCGCAACCTACGAAGAGGCACTCACAGTCATCGATGACCAGCATGATACCATACGGCGCCAGAAAGAGTTCATACGTCGCAACCGCCACAAACTGCGGCACTACAAACTCACGATCGAGGACCGCGAATGGTTCACTTCCTCGATGATCGCCGCAGAGTTGGGCATAAGTTCCATACGTCTGAATCTTTTCCTGATGGAGGAGGGGCTCCAAGAGCGCGTACAAGACAAATGGCAGGCGACGGATGCCTATCGCCACTTGCGGGGCATACACATTTACGAGTGGTTCAACCGCAAGACCAACTATTTGAATCGCTACAAAATCGAAGCATGGACACCCGAAGGACGCGAGTACATCGTCGAACTGTGGCATCGCCGCAACAGTTATCTCACGAACCGATAAACCTAATACCGCGACAACTATGGACGACAAGAAAAAACTGCTCGAAAAACTCCTGCGGGACAAGCTGCGGGAAGTAGACGGTGTATTGTGCAGCGACATGCCATGTCTGGGAACGCCGCACGACATCGCACGGCTCATACGCGCCGGTTATGCCGACATGCTGTGCCCGGGCGTGGTCGTGGGCATAGATTGTGCGAAGGGCACGGATCACAAGCTGCCGATGGTGCAACTTCAACGCCGCAACAATGCCTGTATCATGTACGACAAGGGTCGGTGTCTGCTGCAAAGCGGACTCGCTCCTACTCTGGGACGGGTACATCAGTGCGTCGGGGAGTTGTTCGACCATGACCTGCGGCATCTGATCATCCTCAAAATCATCGCCGCATGGGCGGACCCTGCGAATTGGGAAATCGTTGAGTTCTGTCTGAAGACTCAAAGCGAAGAACAAAAAAAATCGAGATTAAACCATACGAATTGATGCGGCTCTATACTTATCTGAACGAAACCGTATCAATTAAAAATTTTTCGTATGGAACTGAAAGCTAAAATGACCTTCGAGGAAATGGCGCGACACATGGAGGAGAACACCTACCGTATAGCCAACCGTGTAAATGTGGGCCGTTACGCCCGCGAAATGGGATACAGGGTTTACAAGCCCATGATTGACGGACGGATATACCTCTTCTACATCAACGACGCGCTGGCCACCGAAAAACATCGAAACGACACATGGTAACCACCAAACGACAGCATGCTCCGGGCGGACTGGCCTATCCGGGCTTCTCATATCTGCTCTCGCCCGAGGAGGAACGATTCCTCAAGCATATGAAGGAGTTCGAGTACATCCGGCGCAGAGGGTACAGCGTGAACTTTACGCGGGCGCAGTATATGCGTCGCATGGGACTGCGGGAATACACTTTCGACCGGTGCGCGCGTTCGCTCTGCCGCCTCGGGTTGATCGTGAAAACCGAGGACAGCAGCCGCAACAGAGTACACTACCGACTCAACGAAGAGGCGTACGAACGACTCGTACGAATTGTGACCACCACACGCAACATCGATCGACTCATCGCATTTTTCGATTTGCACTGCTTCAAACTGGGGAAAGACATCCTATCGCTGACCGACGAGGAGATAGACACGCTTCTACGCTGAGCGACGCAGGAAGGAGGATAGGTCGCACGACACAGGACGTCTGTCGAGGGCTGCACGGGTTGCAGCCCTTTTTTTGCGGTTGGCTGCCGCGCCGGACAACCTCAAAGAGGATTGTTTTTTCGACAGACTGGAGGAAGGGGCTATCCCGAAAGGATGAAAAGGGAGATATGATGTATATATGTATATATAGTTATATAGTTATATTTATTTACATGATTTACGAGTCGGAGACGAGATAGGGATTTTACCTTTCGAGTTCGATTCGAGCCTGAGCCGAGAACGATACCTTATCACGAGATACGAATCTTTACCTTCGAGATCGGAACGAGCTGCATTACGAGAGATACTTTTTCTGTCACGCCAGAAAAAGTATCCAAAAAGAGGCGTCTCATACTGCAAAAAAACCTGACGGTTTTTTTGTTATTTCAAGGTTTTCATACTTGGAGGAATCTCGTCTACGATGAACATTCAACTGTAAAAGACGTTCGAAGAATGTTTAATATATGCTTGAAAGGCGTTCGGATGCTCCTTGAAAACGGCAGGAAGAAAAAATGCCGTTTTCCGGCGTTTTCTGGCCTTTTCCCATTTCGTCCAATCCTCTCCTCGGGATAATGCTGAAAATGGCTTTACAGGCAAAAAAGGCGGCTGTGCAGATTCTGCGGCATAAGCGCGAACATCAACAGTTGTCCTCTGCGAGCATCTCCTCCATACAGACGTCGAGCATGCGGTTGCGGGCACGTTCGGCAACCTTGTACTGCAGGAAGTAATTCCCGCGCCGGGAATGGAGCCTGTCGCTCTGCGAGTCCGTTTCCACCGACTGCTTGATCATCAGGTAGCTGTTGATCCAGTAATATTTCTCACCTAATTTGGCCCGCGACGTATTCTTCTCGATGCGCCGGCGTTTGGAGTTCCAGACATAACCCTCCTCACCCAGTTCTTCCCGAAGAATCGCTCGGTGCTCGCTGTAAGCGTCGAAGAAGCTGAAACGATCCGCATCGCCCAAATTCAGGTTGCTCTCGTAACGCAGTTGCCCGGCTCCCATCTTCACGCAAAACATTTCCAGCGTATTGTCCTCTCGTACGGCGCGAAAAATACCCAGCCCCACCTGACGACCCAAAACCATCAGGCGCACAAAGCGCGGATGCGCAGGAATCGTACGCGGCTCGATGCGTCCACTCGTGAGGTTCCAGTCGTAGCCGTGCAGGGCGAGGGCCTTCTGCAACGACGCTACCTCATCCTCCGACGCGGCGCTCCATTCCCTGTCCGAAAAACGGCGTTCTTCGAGCATAAGTTCTCCGGTAGATGAGAGTGCGGCACCCACCACGAACGAATCCCACCGTTCACCTGTAACAAGACCGACACACCCGCACTGCGGGCAGTGGACGACGTCCCCGACCGTAGGACGCGAAGCATTGTACCACGCTTCGAGCTGCTCATAGGTGATTTGTTCCAACGACTCCGGGCCGTGAGTTCGGGAAGCGAGTGCGATCCGGATCTTGCGCTTGTTGAAAAACACCCTGATCAGGCATTCGTCTTTCTCCGAAGCCGGACGTACCGTCGATAAAAACCGTTTTATATGCTCTTTGCTTTTTTTCATACTTGTTCCCGTCGCTGAAAACACAAATGCAAATATAATCATTTATAACGTTTAATTCTGAATTTTGAATTTTTTTAGTTATGAACTAACACCCCCAATCGAAAGCGACAAAAAACCTCGAAGCCCGCAACTGCTTTTTTCGGACGGTGTTTCTTATCAGCATAGCACGCCACATATCATAGAGGAAGCCCGTCTGCAAGAAACGGAGCAAAATACTCGGGACAACTTCGAGAAAAAACGATCGACTGCTTGGTCGAAATGCCATTTAGCTGCGAAATCCACCGCACGCCGCACTATCAACATACGACCGTCGCAAAGAACGAAAAACGGGCTTTGGAACACTCTGAGAAAAACAGCAAGCCAGAGGTAGGAATCTTTCTTAGCGATCCCTGAAATAATTATTCGTGTAACGAGAAAAACAAGAAGTCGGACTTGAAAATTCTCCCCGAGGAAATGAACGGAATACGCACCTGCAAGCACACCCTCCTCCGTATTATTATATTTCGATATGTGTTTGCTTATAAGCTATTTACATATTTTCACTTTGTAGAAAAGTGAAAATTCAAGTCCTTTTTCGGTTGTCATGCCTATAAATCGTAATTAAAAAATATAAAAACAGTGATTTAATATAAAAATAACATAGATGCAAATAATAGCATATCATTGATTACAAGAGAATTAAATCAATATCAAATAACGTGAAGCCAGACTAACAAATTAGCACTTATCAATATTCGGAGTAATTAGACAAAAAAACGAAAACAAGAAAAAACGAAAAAATTTTCACTTTTTTCTATTCGCTGAATATCAATATGTTACAAATGCATCCCTCGCGCGCGAGTGCGTCCTCTGATTAAAAAGCAAGGGACTGAAAAAAATATTTTCAAAACATTTGCAAAATTGAAAAAACCGTTTTAAGCTATTCACCGAACGCAACGAACAAACGAAAACCGTTGCAAACGTTCTTTAATCTTTGTTTTCAAATCCGGCCGCACGCGACCGAACATGAAACACAAAAATTCGCTCTTTGAAAAATAATTGCTTTGTCGCGGGTAACACCGCGAACGCACACCGAACGTTATGCGGGTTATACTCGTATTTGGGTAGTGTCTGACACACCCCGTCCGCGTCCCTGCGTTGCAATGATTGACAAAATACAGGTTAGCGGGGGGTTTGTTCCCCCGCTAACCGCAAAAAACGTGTAACAACGTCAATAGGGAAATTATGCCCTGTTGCGAACGATAACAAAAACAAATGTTTAACATCTAAAACTTTACGAAAATGAAACAGTTAGCAATCAACGTCGTGAAAAACACCGCAATCGAAAACATCGTTTGCACTCCTAACACGGTCGTATTGGCCAAACAGACCACCAGCACCAACGCGAAAACGGGCGAGGTATCGACGACCGTGCGATATATCGAAGTGTGCCCGATTGAAAAAACCGACCCGCTTTTTATCGTTCAAAGTCTGTTAAAATACATTGTTGCGGAGTTTTTCGTCTGCAAAGACCTTGAAACGGATTTTGCGGAAACGAATATAACGCAAAGGAAATTGTTTAATCAATTCCTTACGGGAAACACGATTTACCGCACCGATTCCAGCGGTAAAATTGCAAACGCCCTTATTTCGGAGGTTCCGTTAAACCGCACCGCGCTCCGCGTCCAGAAAACGCACGCCGTTGTAACCTGCAAACCGGAAAACCGCAAAGCGGCTATTTACCAGCACGCAAAGGCCGTCCGCGCACAATGCGCCTATATTAGCCTAATCAAAGACAAGGCCGAAGCAATCGACAAAGACGCCGAAAAGGGCGAAACCGCGACCACGGCGAAACCCGCACGCCGTACCGCTCCGACCGCATCGGGAAAGAGCGCACCGGCAACCGCCGCCGCCTAAACCGGCCCGACATATCCAAACCGCGAACAGACCGCGCCCGAAAAGGTGCGGTCTGTTTTTTAATGCCCCGTCATACCTTGCACACGACGGGGTAAACCGCATACGCAAAAAGAATTTTCCCGCCGGAATCGCGGGGGCATTATGCCCGGCCGCGAAACATTTTCCCCGGCGGAATCCACACCGCAAACACTGCAAAATTATGAAACCGCACCAGATAATCGGCAATTATTGCCAACTCTACGGGGTAACTGTGCCCGAAATCGACTACTCCGAAACACAGTTTTTCGTAGCTGTTTCCCACGAATGCGCGAAGGTCATGCACTGGCGCGGCCCCTCCGCACTTTTGGGCCGCATCGTCTGCGAGGCCATGAAGCGCGGTGTCGTCATCTACGTCCATAACGGCTGGGTAAAGCTCCTGACGTGGGAGAACTGGAAACAAACATGGGCCAAACTCTTCGTCCCGAAAAAGCGCGACACGCAACCGGAGCCGAACACCGTACTCCCGTACCGCTCGGAGATTTTCGAGCAGGGACAGCAGGAGCGCCCGCGCAAGAAACCCCAGAAACACGGGTTCCGCCGCACCTTCAACGCCAATTTCGCCATGAACCTTTACGGTCCTACGCGCGGCATCCGCACCGAGGTTCTCGGGCAGGGGGCCTAATCTACACGGCCCGATATACACGGCTCGCCGAGGGTTTTCCCGCAGGCGTGGCGTGGCAAACTATCGGCGCATCGGTTCGGTGCGCCTTTTTCATAACGACCATAAATCATTTACGACCATGACTAACACGACAACTATGCCCGCATGGCTGGGCATCCCTGCACACAAACTCGCTCAGTGGCGGCGCGAATTTGCCGCCGCTTATCCCGCGCTGGCCACGGCTCGCGCCAAGCGGCCCCGCATCCGGCGCGAACGGCGCAGCGAGCTGGTTTTCTCCACGGCCCGCACGGTACGGTAAAGCGCGGCGGACGAACGCTGTTTTCCCGTCGGAAATTTGGCGGGAAGCCCCGATACTGCTATATTTGACATAACAAATTGTTATACAAATGATTGCAAGGTTTATAGGGGTAGATTTCACAATCGCCTCACCGGTAGACATATCCCGTCTGGAAAAGTTGACAGGCGCAGCGTCCGGCCTGATTCGGCCCATACCCTCGAAAATGGTCGAGGAGTGCGGTTTCGAGCAGCTTCGGATGTTCCTGCACAAGTACGGCCTCTATACCATGCCGACCACGGAACTGATCGAATACCTCGCAGGTATCATCGCCGGAAAACGCGCCATCGAAATCGGGGCCGGCATGGGCGTCATAGGCCGTGCGCTCGGGATACCTGTAACCGACAACAAGATGCAGGCGTGGCCCAGCGTCAAGGCATACTACGACCTTATGCGGCAGCCCACGATTCGCTATCCGGTGGACATCATCGAGCTGGATGCACATGAGGCCGTGAAACGTTACCGCCCGCAGGTGGTCATCGGCAGCTACATCACGCACCGATGGCGTCCCGGCATGACCTCGGGGAACCAATACGGCGTGGACAACCTGAAAATCGCCCGCAAGGTGGAGGCGTACTACATGATCGGCAGCCTCACGACGCACATGCAGGACCCGGCGATGAAGCATCTCGACGGCATCGAGCGGCACGACTTCCTCTACACCCGCGGCGGCAAGGAGAACTCCGTGATATTCCGCTGGAAGCGGTAGACATATTTAGCTTATAAATCAGAGCGGCCCGCCGATGCGGGTCGCTTTTTGTTGCATCACCTAAAATCCATTCACGATGATAATCAAATGCGAAGAGCGGCTCCGCGAAGCGCGGGAATACTCCGAAACGCTCGACGACAAATCCCTGCAGGAATGTCTCGACAAGCTCCGAAGTTGGGAGAGGAACGGGCGCACGCTGCATCTGTATAATGATTTCGCGCCGTACAGCTTCGGCTTCAGTCTCTATGCTCCCGACGGGCGGCTCATCATGAACGGCGGTCTGTTGTATCACGGCTCGCCCGATCGTTCCTGCGCCGTGACGTTCGACCGCAAAAACCTTTGGCAGACGCATACCTGATATCCTTGGAGGGTAAGGAGCAATAAAGCACGACCGATTTGGGCCGTGCTTTTTTTTATGCCTTGTTACAACCGATTCCATTTAACCGATACTATTTCTTATTGACAGCACTCAATTCGACACTATGCAACGACGAACCATCCGCAAGCTCAAACGTGGCGAGTATTTCCGCCTTACCGACAGCGATACAGCCCCGGTATGGGTACGCGGCGAGTACATCCGTGAAGTGAAAAAGTACAGCACTCATCGATTCGACGACGTGAATCACGAACAGTTCATGCGCGGCGACCGACTCGTCTGGGTGGGGTTCACATTTTAACCTATTAAAAAACAATGCTAATGAATATATCGGACAAACCGACGAACCGTATTCTGGTCAAAGCGCACACGGACAATGAATGGGACTCGTGCGATTTCGCTATCCTTTCCATTTCAAAAGACTGGAGAAAGACGCTACTCGAACGGCTCGACGCCATAACACAGGCCGCGAATAATCAATCCTTCTTATCCATGCACTTTTTTGACGGTGCGGCGGATTTCTATCAGTCGGGAGATGACGGACTCCCGGACGTCGACGAACTACTGGGAGACCACGAATGGGCATTCGTGGAATTGACGCAGGAGGAGCAAGACAACCTGACCCCGCCAGAGAGTTCTCTGGATTGCTACAAGATGGTGCTGTACAAGAACGGGGATGCCAAATATACTGCATATGGCAAGCATACGAGCGAAGAGTTCTGGACCGAGGAAATTCCGTTGCGGGAATTACTCGAAAAATTGCGACTACTATGACAGCACGAATACAGGAAAAGACCGTCTCCGCATATTTCTATTATATGTGGAATGCTTGGAGCAAAGAAGAGTGCGATACGGTTTTTGGCTCGCAGTCCAGACACTTCTGGGAGAAATGGGACTATCTCTACCGAACCTTCCACGGCAGTGCTGCCGAACATTTCTACGCCGAGTTGAGTCCTGCGAACCGCCGTCTCGTCGTGGAGCGGGCCTGCGAACTCTACGACGGGAACAGACTGCGTGACAATCCGAAATATGTCGGGAAGACGGTGGAGAAGACGCCGGAGCGGCTGGTTCTTGTCGTCGACAATGCCCCGCAGAGCCTTGCCAACCTCTTCATGGCCGGCGACATTCCCTTCGCTTATTCGTCGGGAAGGTTCATTGTTTTCGACAACACCACGCCGCCCGTGCTCCGGGAGTATCTGGAGCGGCGCGGCATACCGCATGAACAGCTCGACCGAATGAGCTTCTCCCAGCGGGAAATAGGCATCAACGACATCCCATTACCTTAATTACGAAAACTATGGACACTTTGGATAAGGTCCGCTTCATCGAAAGCGACGCCGTGCCCAAAGAGGGCGCGAGCATCAAATCCCTCAGCACGTCGATCGAAATTACCCACGCCTGCGGCTGCGTGCTCGTAGAGCACTTCGCCTGCGGGCGGACACCGCGTATGGTCGATGAAACGGCCGAGCGTTACGAGCGCCGGCAGGCCGAAAGAAAGTATTTCATCAAACTGTGCCCGGAGCATCAGGTGCAGTTCGACGAGCAAATCTCCAAAAACCGAAACCGATGAAAAAGAAAGAGCTGAAAGTACGATTCCACCACGACGATAAGAGCTATTTCCGTGAGTTCTGGGAGATATTTCCCGAGGGCAATCAGAAGCAGCCCTGTTTTATCATCCGCGACACCTCGGGACCCGGCGGGTCGTGGCGTGTGGCCAGCGGCGAGTTCTATGAGCCGTGCTTCGAGGTATCCGACGAGGCGACGCTCATCTTGTGCAATCACAAATGGGAAGAACATCTGCGCGTAGGCAACGACAAGGGCCGTTTCCCCGTGGATTTCCCGACGTTGCAGGAAGCCTGCCGCGAGGCGTGGAACGATTTTCACGGCAAACCGGCCCGCCTGCTCGATCTTCCCGATTTCTGGCGGTGGTTCGCGCCGCATATCCCGCAAGGGCTCTCTTCGTGGGAACAGGACAACTGGCGGGACAATAACCGTCAGACTGTCAGCCGAGAGGTGCTTTCCTGCTTCGACTTCTGCGGCGACGAACTCCAAATCATCCGCAAGACGGAGCGCCATACCGAGTGCAGCCTTACGTGGCGTATGTATTTCGCCGACTGGGCCGATGAGGATCGCTCCTCCAGCTATGTGTGGTTCTTCGGCTATGAGGTGGGCTGCGACGTCATCGACACCGACAACCAAGAGACAAAAAAAATTCATTAAATGTCTGAACCATGGAAGACAAAATTCTACGAATGTTCTTCGACATAGGCCGCTGGGAGCATGCCATCGACAAAGGCGTGGACAAGGACATCCGCAAGGACCAGCTCCTGCGGCTGACCGACGAGCGGACACGCCTTGCCATGGCCGAGGCCATGATGCAGGGCCGGTATGCAATCTCACCGCCCCATACGGCCCAAATTCCCAAAGAGAACGGCGAATACCGCACCGTCTACGTGAACGAGCCTATCGACCGTATCGTTCTGAGCATCGCCAATGACCTGCTGTTCGACCTGATGCCGGAGATGGTCCACCCCGCCTGCAAATCCTACCAGCGGGGCATCGGATGCGGCAAGGTCGTGCAGGAGGTCAGCCGCCGGATCGTGGAAGCCTCGAAAATGGGCTGCATGGGCTGGAAAGCCGACCTCTCGAAGTATTTCGACAGCGTGCCGATCGCCTTCGTCGATGCGGCGTTCGATAAGGTCGAAGCCAAGCACGGACACTCTGCATTGATCGACGTGCTTCGTAAATACTACCACGCAGATCTCTACTTCGACGGGGACAACGAACTCCACAGCCGGTACCAATCCCTCAAACAGGGCTGCGCCGTGGCGAGCTGGCTGGCCAACGTGCTGCTCTACGGTCTGGACGAGGAACTCTCGCAGATGAAAGGCTACTACGTCCGCTACTCGGACGATATGCTCTTTATCGGCGAGGATTACGAGCGGGCGATGAACGTTCTGGAGCAGCGGCTTGGCGCAATGTCCATGCGGCTCAACCCCAAGAAGGTGGAGTACCTGACCGCGGACAAGTGGTTCAAATTCCTCGGCTTCGGCATCCGGGGCGGCATGATCTCGCTCTCTTCGAGCCGCATCAAGACCTTCCAGCGGGAGATCGAGCGCCGCACAATCAAACAACGCCGCACGACGCTCGCACGAGCCGTCAATTCGGTCAACCGATACCTCTACAAGGGCGACGGGGAGTTCAGTTGGGCGACGCAGATACTCCCGGTATGCAACGTAAAGCACGACCTCGACGAGTTGAACGGGTTTGTGCTGGACTGCCTGCGAGCCGTACAGACCGGAAGACGTAAACTCGGAGGGCTGGGATATGTCCGCACCAAGTCCGACGGCTGCATCGTCCGGGGCCGGGGCCGCAACGTAAAGGCTAATCGCGCCAAAGCCGGCGGCCGGATCGACGGCTCCCTTCCGATCGGATGTATGCGCAATGCGCTTCTGACGAGCCGCGGCGTGTACAATACGCTGGTGGCCTCCCTGTAACTCATGCCGAGCACACGGCAGGCGTATGCGGGGCAGGAAATTCAATATTACAGGTGACATAACCAGTCTCATTCGGATTCACCGGTCTATCAACCGGTGAATCCCATCCAGACTGGTATTTACCTGTAAATATCGTAAGAAGTAAAGCGATGTGCCGCCTGCTTGGTATCCGCACAAAACCGGAGCATACCGGACGAAGTTCGAGGCATGGGAATTCAGCGCCAGGGTGCAATGCAGCTCTATCGAGAGTCTTGAAGGTCCCTAACCGGCACCTTCAGACTCCTCAAGAGCTGCATCCGCCACTGGCTGACATCAGGCAAATAGAGCCATGTGCCGCCATGATGAGAACTCCATTTCAACACGGAAAGCGTGATACAAGGAATATGATTCAATATGCCAGACCAATACAGCCCTCTTGGCGCCGGCGGGAGCCCTACCAGCCTGCCGCCGGCGCCATTCCGGCTTCAAGCCTGGCATCATATCGAGTCGATACAGAGACGTGCCGGTATTCTGAGTATCATGCAACAAACAAACGCAGTACAGCGTGGTGTGTCGAGGTCGGAATTTCAATGACGCAGCGACAGACGGCCGGAGACACGCCTCAATCTCCTACACGGAGATGAGGAGCGTCTCCAGCCTTTCTCGCTGCCGCATATCGAGCCGATGAAGTCATGTGCCAGTCCGAATGAGAGCTCCAACATTTAGCACGAAAAGGTGCGGTTCAGGGGATGACGTTCAACATGCCGCGAGCAAGGAAGTCCCCGGCTGCATACGTCGAGTTCACTATCAGGAACCGACGAATGCTGCCCGGGACTCCTGCCTCGGCATATATCGAACAAGTAAAGCGACGTGCCGGTCATCCAGAGAATCGCAGTGAGCTCAGCACAGAGTTGGGAAGTCGAGGTCAGGATTTCAATGGCGCAGCGTCAATCGCGGGCCAGCTTCATCTCCTACCGATCGTGACGCTAATCGCTACGATCGTCCGGAGATGACGCGGCCAACTCCAACGTCTGCCGCACATTGAACGGATAAAGCCATGTGCCATTCCGGACGAGGCTTCCCCAAGGGGCAGCGCAGCCCCGAACACGCACGAGGGATCGGATTCAACGATACAGTGGGAACCAGGGGCCCAGAGACAGCAGACCCTCGTTTCTGGGTCCCTGGTTTCCGCTGTACATATCGAAGCTATAAAACCATGCGCCGGCGATCCGAGTGCAGATAATTAAAACACAACAACGATGAGCAATATCTATCAAGCGGCCGTGCAGGCCGTCGAAGAGGGAGCGAAGTTCTCCATCGACTTTGCATCCCGCAGCTTCAAACTCGGCGGCAAGCCGGTTATCCGGAACGGACAATACGAGGGCGAGCTGGGCGTGCCGTCCTGTACGGAAGAGGAGTTTTTCGCTAACATGGAAGAACTCTACCGCCGCTACAAACACTCCATTCCTTCGGAGCGCAGCGAGAGCCGTTCGAGGCGCTACTTCAGGGCCCTGCCCGAGCGGGAGTTGAGCGACGAGGATATGCTCTACGGCCAGCGGCGCGACCGGGCACAGGCCGAGCTGGAGCTCTACCTCCTCTGCCAGATACTCAGCGGCCTGAAGTGGAATCCCGAAACGATGGGCCGCTGGTTCTGGCAGAGCAAGCAGGACAAGGATCTGGTAATACTCCGCCAGTGGGTAGAGCCTGACTGTAACAACCAATCAATCACCAATTAAAATCCAAACGAGATGAGAAAAACGAAAGAGACGAATGTCACTTGTCCCGCGTGCGGGACGCAGCTTGCGGTTACGGGCAACGGAGTTGTAGCAGCCGTAGAAAACAAGGCGCCGGCCAAACTGCCCAAGACGGCGCAGGAGCGTATCGAGGCGCTGAGTCGTGCTGGCGTAGATGTGAGCAATCTGTTCGCCATGCAGGGCTCGGGCGGCGGAGAGTACGTCGTATCGAACAAAGACGGCAAGCTGTCGATCCTTGCCGACGACGACCCGATCTTCTGCGCCATCCTTTCGCAGGGCACCGTCCCCAACCGCCGCCTGTTCCGCCGCTGGGTCATGGCCCAGATGTTCCACATGCTCTCATACAGGGACTATCTCTGCAAGGAACCCGTGGGCGTTACGGAGATGATCCGCCGTCTGGGCTATGAGTACCAGTGGAAAATGCTCCTGAGTGAGCTGCGCGCCCAGATGAAGATGGAACCCCGCGATCTGGCGAGTTTCTCCGAGCGCAACCGCTGGTTCAATGTCCGCGTAGTCGAGGCTATAGCGCAGGAGTATGTCGAACATCTGACCAGATATGTGGACGAGTTGCCCGTGAAGAAGTGCAAGGGCATCCCCTACAAGCGTGTCGGAGGCGAGAACATCTTCGAGCAGGATCTGTACAACAAGCTCTACGGCCCGCTGCACCGGGCCGCGGGACGTATCAGGTATGCCAAGAACGCCGCCCAGCTCTACAATGCCATCAAGGCATTCGATGACCTGCGCGTAAGACTTCCGCACGAAACGCCCCAGTGCAAGGCGTGGGTCGATGCGTACAAGGGCGCTGGCGCTTTCCACACTATGCAGAACCTGATCCGCTTCCACGGCTGTCTGGCCATTGACGACAAGGGAATGCAATTGGACAAAGACCGGTCGCTCGTCTTCCTCTCGCTCCAGGCCGACCGGTACAAGAACGGCGGGGGCTGGCGCATGCTGGCCATGCTCAAGAAGATGCTCGACGACAACGGCATCGACGTAGCTAAGAAGATGAAGGAGTGGCGCAATAGCAAGAGATAAGCCACCTGCAAATCCAGTCTGGCAGACACGATGCGGCGGGCCGACATACTTTAGTTCGTCTTCCTTGACAGGATCCTGAGGCGCTGGCTATCCGCCGTGCCTCAGGATCCTTCCGGAAGACTATACATCGAACGGTTAGAGCCATGCCCCCGTCGGCAGCCGCATCATTTTTTCAAAATACATAAAACGACCATTAAAGATGATAGAAGACAAGGAGATTTCAGAAGTGCTGCTCGACATTGCAGACGAGCTCAAAAGTAAGGATGGAAAACCGTGGAACCTTACGAACGACTGCGGCGAACCGACCGTGTTCGATGCTCGGAGCGAGCTATACATCAGGAACATCACGCTCGACAAGGACGGTGATCCTTGCGCACTGATTCCGCTGGGACATTTCGAAGACGATACGATCCGCGAAATCGTCAAAATAATGCATCAATGAACCGTCTGTTCACACCGGGTATCGAATGTACCGACCCCGACTCGCTCCAATTCTGCCTGCGGATCTCGGACACGGAGTATTGGTACTGCCAGCCTAACATCTACCACAAAGATCTGCTCCCGGACGCCGACACCCCCGCCCAGTGTATCCTCTGCCGATATCTTGGCTATCCCGACGATTTCCTGCGGGACATGCACACCGACGCAGAGGTGCGTACCTTCGCCTCCGACCGTATGCTGTGGATGGAAGGCGAGATCGACGTCGCCGATTTCTCGCAGCAGGAACAGGAAGCGCTGCTCGCTGACTACGGTTACAAATGGGAGTTCTTCGCCAGTGATGCCGAGCGCAACCAGATCATCTGCGAAAACCATTTCGAACAATACCCGCTCGACTACCGAAACGACATCTGACCTCCATATCGAACCGCCGAATTACCGGGGAATGACAACACCGACAGATTATGAAGAGCAAGAAAGACTTAACGATACAAATCCAGCGTATCCGAGCCGTTCATAACCGCCATAGACTTTACGGCCGTGCACAAAATATTGTCATTCGGTACAACCATAACATAAGTATGACCGAAGAGAACGACGCATTGTGGCGAAAATACATGCGATGCCATTATCCGGGCGGGACGATCCGCCCCGAGCTGGAAAGCATGGCTGCACATTATCTGAAACTCATGGACGAAACGAAATACCCGAAGGCTGTTTATGCCGGATAACGAACCCATAATACCAAAGTATATGAATCTGTACAAGCGAATCGAATATAACGGACATCACATCGACATTTACTACGACGAGAGTCCGGAAAGTCCCCGCGCATGGGATAACCTCGGTACATTCTATACGATCCATCACCGCTATTGCCCGGAGGAAGAGTTCGACCGGCATTTCCAATGGGAGGAAGTATTCGACCGTTACGGCGATTTCTCGGACTCGTTCGAGAAACAATACATCGCTCTGAAAATCTACCTCTACGACCACAGCGGCCAGACGATCTCCTCCAGTCCGTTCTTCTACCCGTGGGACAGCGGGCTATTCGGCATCGTTGCCGTAAGCGTTGAGAAAGTCAAGAAGGAATACGACTGGAAACTACTGACCGCCGACCGCCGCCGGAAGATCGAAGGATACCTGCAGGGCGAAATCGCCACCTACGACAACTACCTCCGGGGCGAGGTGTACGGCTACCGGATTACCCCGGCCGACGACAAGGACGACGTGCTCGAAAGCTGCTGGGGGTACTTCGGGGATTCCGGCCTCGAACAACTCGAAGACGAATGCCGGGCTATCATTGACAGCCATATCGCCGAACAGAAAGAACAAGAGTACAAAGAGCGTTTGCGCATCTTCGGGCCGGAGCTTGCGTTCCCCGAATTGGCGCTCAACTGATACCGAAACGATGTATACAGTTATCAAAACAATGACTCCGGCAGGCTGTATCGACCTGCGGGATGTCGACGAGGGAAAATTCTACGGCTTCGGAGCTGTGATAGAAGGCTGCAAACGGCGTATCGTGCAATATGGTGCCGGTTACTTCTGGTACGATGACGAGCGGGAGCATGTCTTAGGCTGTGGAGCACTGACTGTAAAAAGGCTTCTTGACACAACGCTCAGCGACCGATGGAACTGCGTGTATGCTTTCCGTACCCAAAAAGAATATGACGAATGGTTTAAAACAGTGAAAATGCCATGAAAAGGTCCGAACTCAAATACCGTACGGTCAAGACAACCGACCAGTACACCCTGAAAGTCAAGATTCGTCTCTCGGACGACTGCCATAACGGACATGCCGATTTCGCCATCACGGGCGACTTCTACGATTATGTGGAAGGTGGTCATTGCTGCGGTTGCATCCATGAGATCATCGAGGCGATTTACCCTGAATTCAAGCCGTTCATCGACCTGCACCTGTGCGATGCCAAAGGAGCGCCCATGTATGCCCAAGGCAATGGGTTCTACCATTTGCACAACAGTTCCCGTGAGGTGACGATGAACGAGCTGCGCATCACGCGGCAGGAGTACGACAGGTTTCTGCGTGAGGCCGAAGATCAGCTCTATTTCACGTACCTGCTCCAAACGATGGGGATTCCCGAACGATGGGAAAAAGAGGCGCGTGCCGCGATAAAGCAGTTGGAGGAGCTTACCGGCGATACCTTTGAGGACACCTCTGTCCGCTACCAATTCACACCACTCACCCCCGAAGAGATGCAGTTTGTCGAAAGGCGTCTTTCCGAAGGATATTATCTGCCGGAGAACATAAGAAGACGTAAACGAGAAGCCGTGCTCGCCGCCAAGCGTCAGAAGGTCGCCGACCTTAAAGCAGCGGCCCTGCGTCGAAAGCAAAAGATCGACCGGGAGCTTCAGGTCGAACTCTATCTATTCAAACTGGGTGCTCCGCTGGAGAGTTTCATCTATTACGACCACTCCAACGAGGTGGCCTTCAACTGGACGCACCGCATCTATGAGCGGGAGCGGATGAGCGAAGAGCAGTACAACGCCCTGATGAAAAAGATCGACCCGAAGAAACTTCCCGCAGGGATTACCTTCAAATTCAAACCCGCAGCCTGATATGACACTCGAAGACTTCATCAACGAAAAACTCTGTCCCACAGGAAAAGTTACGGCGTGGGACGAAACCGTCATCCGCACGGCGCTCGCACTGGGCGACATGGATAAGCTCTCCGACCAGCTTATCTTAATGTGCCGGCGGGCCGGAGTGTCGGTGCCGGTAGATCTCTCGCTACCTAGTATAGAACGATAGTATTCAATAACCCCCAAAAACATGTGCAGAAGAGAAGAACCGCAGGCCGGCGACATCGCCACCCTGAATGAACCATACCTCGGTTACCACCGTATCGAACTGATCGAAAAGTGCTGGTATAAGTGGCGGGCCCGCATCTGCGAGAGCGGTAAAGAAATCGAGGTCTGGGAAGATGAATTCGAACTGGACGACTAAAACGAAGTCATCATGCAAAACGACGGAAAAACAGCCAACTACATCGGTGAAGCGGTCATCCTGCTTACGGCCGACCATCTGGGCATCGAAACGGAGATGCTCGACATTGCCAAACAGGTGTGGCATACCAAACGCCTGCCCGACGCTCCGCTGCTGGGGCATTACGCCTCGGCAGCCCGTAAAGCCTGCGAGGCGGTACTCGCCGAAGGGCTCGGCCCGCAAGCCGACCACCTCGGACAGGTGCTTTACATGACCGGAGAGTTTCCCGAGCCCTGCCAGATCGTACGGTACAGGGATTATCTGACGACTTATGTACTGCGCGATGCGTTGGGTGCCTGTACGAACGGAGGCATTTCTTGCCGCTCGGATACCCTCGAACTCTTCGCTCCGCATCTCTCGTTCGCACAGGTGGCCGACTACTGCCTCGAAAACGGCATCGACGTGAATAGCGTCGTGAAACTGGTTTATCGGGAGAATCTCGACTACATCCATGCCGAGCCCATCGTCGACAGAGGCAGATGGTACATGTTCGGAGGCAATTACCTGAAAACATCGGATTCGCGGTTTAAGGACCTCACGGGCATCCGTTATCCGGTGCCCGTACACGATCGTACGGAGGAATAGTCATGGAGACCATCGTACCCCCTATTGGCGAGAGGATCGCCTTCTATAATGACTTGTACGAGTGGGCCAAGAGTTTCGATGATGATCCTGACGATACCGACTTCGATGCATTGAGTTATCTTGAAGGCTATCCCGACATCCCACGCTGCGACGGCAATAAATTGTATTTTATTTCCACGGTACTCGACGGCACGCGTTACGTGTTACACACGACGAAGTCAATGCCACCGAGCGTGAGATATTGACACGTTTCTTCGAGAAGGACTTTACAATGTATTTCGAATTGTTACCATGTAGGTGGGAGGCATTTGATGCTGCTGAACGAGCGATTGCCTTCCGAGACGGGGGCTATGTTTATACGATTTGGAAGAGCTATGCAAATTATGATTGATAAATTGTAAATTATTTGTTCTTTGGAAAAATAATATCATGCAGAAAAACAATATTGTCGAAACCTCGCCAGCTTTCATTAAAACGGATGGGATTAAGAGCGGAACTCACGTGAGCATTCCCGCAAATGATCCTGAAATGCCCTTTACAGGAGTTGTCGTAAAATGTTATGAGCTTGGTCCTGAGCCTCAAAAAGATTATGCGGTTATCGTTCAATTGGACCGTAAGCTCATGGAGATAGAGGCTGTCAAATCGGTCTATCCTCAAGGAATGATGCTCTGTTTGAGTAATGAACTTCACGTCATCGCCCAACCTGACGGCCAAACCTCTATAGAAAATCGGAAGCATTTTATGGAAGATTGCCTGTCAAGGGGATGGACGCTCACCGGAAATTTGGTATGTGCCACCGGACAGATGCTCTATATATTCCAACCTCTCAACCGTCAAGAAGAAATGAGTATGGTAGTACGCGAGGATGGATGTTCTACCATGCTTTATGATCGTAAAGAAGTATATAGCAAAAATGTGACTCAATGGTTAATTGTTGGATACTAATGATATGAATTCTCACAACGCTACCTCTACCTACACGATTGTTCGTTGCGGCAAGTGCGGCTCCCGCGAAGTGGATATCCGGGCTTGGGTCAGCCCCAATTCGGGCAATGCCTTCGCCATGTATTACGACGGAAACGCGCTCGAAGAATCCGAAACATGCCATTGCCGTACATGCGGCGAGTACACCTAGCCTCGCTTCGAGCAGGAGAAGATCACACCTGAAGAACCGTATCGCTGTACGAATTGCGGTTCGACCGACGTACAACGCAAGATCTGGGCGCGGCCCAACAACGGCAACCAGTATGTCGATGATGTCGGAGAATGTGAAACACACGAAGACGATTGTTGGTGCGACTGTTGTGAAGGCCATCATGTTATCAAACCGCACCGCGACTTCATGGAGGATATCGACCACTGGTTCCTCAATGAACTGCAGCCCGACGATTCGGAAGTCATCACGGGCCTCTGTGAATGCGACTATCCTTCCGCGGAGGCGTACGATGCGGCTGTTGCCGCATATTGGAACGGCCTGAACGACGAGCAGAAGATCAGCAGCTGGAAGGCACTGACCTATGATAAACAATATTGCGAAAAGTAATCATCATCTACCAAAATCACAATGGAACCGAAGGTATATACCAAAGAAGAACTCGTCGCACTGATCGACCGAATAGGTTGCAACAGCGGCGGGGAGATCGAAGTGACCGGACTCAACGGCGGAGAAAACGTCTCCGTTATAGTTGCCCAGACGGAGTGGTACGATACGCCCGTATGTTTCGTGGGCGGTTACGGCAACAGCGTCGCGGCAATCGACTTCGATGACGTTGCGAAGAAGCTGCCCGGCGTACTGGACGACTATTTCGATAAGGACACCGTCTTTACGGTCAAGGAAATTTCCGTAGACCTTACCGCACTTACTTCGGAAGATGAGAGCCGGATCGAAGTGTGCGAATGCTGCGGCGGACGGAACATCTCTCCCGAACCTTACGACGACGGCTGGTGCACACGCACATGGTGTCCGGACTGCGAAGAGGAACATTATGGCACTAACCTCAAAGAGTACAAGGAAAAGATCGACGCATGGTGGGATTCGCTCGACGACGATACAGCGAGGCTCCTGTCCCGGGGAGCTGAGAACCGCCAAGCGTGGTGGCGCTCGCTTACGTTCGATGAGCAGCGGCAGCTGTACAAGAAGGTTTTCTGGGACGAAGACATGACGGGTTACGACAAATAACGAAACAAGGACATGGAACTGAAAGATTTACAAATCACCGACGATCTCTGGGACTTTATCGAGGCGAACGTCCCGAACTACCACGAGCGCGAGGAGGTGCTGCGTCAGGCGCAGCTTCAGCTATTCATCGACGGTCACGAATCCCCCGTGGCCGGCATCACGCGCGAGGAAGCTATTTTGCTGCGCAACAACATCCTGCACGGCCTCTTCGCTGAGGCTGTCGCGGCCTTCACACGCCGCACGCCGGAGCAGAAAGCTCTGGAGGCGAAACTCGATACGATATACGGCAGCGAAGAGCTGCGGGAACGGTTCGCCGAAATTCTGATCAGCGAAACGATGACCGACACGGAGCCTTATCACAAGGTCGCCCGCAGCGTCATCGACGCCTATATGGAGCGGGATTGCGATGCGCTGCTGACGAGCATCTGCGGCTGGTCGATCTCGTCGCTTGCGGAGAAAGTGCTGAACAATCAATAACGACCTACTTATGATGCAACGACTTCGTGACAACCTTTATGTGCTTGTCGAGTTCCCCGAAGACAGTTCATACTTCGAAGAGAACGACATCGGCTACCCATCATTCAATAGCGAGGACAACGGCGCCCGATACGTCCCGCAGCGCAATTATATCGACCACTTCAAGAAAGACCCGGAGCCGAACAACTGCTTCAGACCTTTCCGCTGGCCGGAGTCCCAGTCGTACCTGTTCCCCGACGAGCCGAACGATCAGGTCGATACGCTGAACGAACCCATCAGCGACGAGAAAGGTCTTGCGGACTTCGGGGAACAAGCCGTCTGGGTACCGTTCTGCAACATCAAAAAACCAACGACATGAAGACACAAAGACTGACAACCTATTTCTTCGGCCATAAGGTCGAAGTAACGCTCGCGCTTTCCGAGGAGCACGACAAACCTTATGTTTCCGTTCCTCGCTCCGTTATGGACAACTTCTCGGAGCGCATCGAGTGCGGCCAGCGGCACGGCACATTCGAAAACCTGCCGGACGACAAACAGAATACGGATGGCGTGGGATTCTTCCTGTCGGGTAGCTGGCGTATTGTGGAAATCGACTACGAGAAGATCAGCCGCGTGCTGGCATGGGACTATAATTTCGCGCCGGACGAAGCCCTTACCGAAGAGCTGTTCATCCGCTACTTCGGCGGCGTGATGGGACGCCACTATTACGAAAAGTGGAGCCTCGTTTACGCCCATGACCTGCGGCGGATGCTGGCCTATTTCGGCAACGACCTGCGCGAGGGACAGCGTTTCTGCGACATGGTTGCCGAGCAGGTCGCCAGATACGAACAGCGCCAGAAACAGGAGAGCCGATGATGCAGCTTCCCAACGGCCTTTTCTACGAGCTGGAAGACCTTTCTGCCGAGGTGCAGGAGCGGGCCATAGAATCTTTTTTGGAGGGCCACAGGAAAATTATCCGCGCCATGATCCGTCAGCGGCAGCGCGACGTGCAGACGCTAGGCTTGATGTGGATGATCCACTGCCGAGACATCGCCACTTACGAAAAAATGCAGAAACAGCGGAAATTCAGCTACCCGGTTACGTGGCGTGGAATCTTCCGCACCATGCAATACCTGCGCAAGTGGGAACGGGACCGCACATGGTGCCGGAAGGTCATCATCAGCAATGTCTGCATTTTTACCGCCGAGGGCGAGTTTATCCCCATATACAATTACGACGACTAAAACTTACGACCTATGCTCAAAGCCGAATACATTCAGGAGTGCCGGTGCGGCGCCGTCACGGTCTTCTTTCCGGGCGGTGTCTCCAACTCCATGACGCGGGCCACCTTCGAGGCCCTGCATATCGAGGGCGAGTGGGCTCCGACGAAAGCCTATAACTGCAACCACTGCGTGAACCACTGGGGCATCGACCTATGCGAGTGCGGCTCGGGCGAGCCGGTCGGAAAGTGCTCGTGCGGCATGACCACACCCAGCGAAAAGCTCGGTATCAAACGCCCCTCGCTGGGATTTCTGTTCCGCCCCTTACCTTGTTCGATATGGGAATTGTAGAGAAGATCGAATCCCTGCGGGCGCTGGAAGAACAGTATAACGCCCGCCGTGCCGCCGTCACGGAGGCCATCGTGGAGACAATCCGCAGTATCGGCCAGAATCCGTCCGTCCGACAGATTAGTAAGAACTGCTTTACGATCCGTTTCTCGGACCTTATAGGAGCCCCGTGGTCGCCGTCGTTCCACGACTGGCACCGGCAGGCCGAGCTGCTTATCGGGGTACTGCTCAAAAAGCCCGTACTGCGCTGGGGCGAACTGATCCGCCAGTGGGCCGATCGTCCCGGCAAAAAAGGCTCCCGGGCCATCGACGTCGAGAAGATTTCTTTCGACCGAAAATTTCTTGCAGAAGTCGTAGCCCGGCTTTGACACATTACGATACCGATTCATGCAAGGCGCTGTTTATACGGCGCCTTTTTCATTTTCAAACATTCAGACACCATGGCAAAAAAGAAAAACAACGACGAGTTGCAACCCTATACGGAGTATCTGGAGCATCTTTCCCGTAACCATGACCGCTCAGGAGTATTCAACGATTTTCTCACGATGATCGTTTGCACGCTCTCGATGCAGCAGAAGGAAGAGGAGTATCTGGCGACGATCCGTAAGTACACTAAAGAAGAGGTCGAGTTGTTCGTGAAAGCCTTCGCCTCGCTGGTACTTTGGATGGAAACCCATCCGCTCGAAGACGCATTCGGGGATTATTTCCAGCAGTATATCTCCAAGGGGCACAACGCCCAGTTCTTCACGCCTCCCGCTGTGACGAAAATGATGGCGGCAATGATCGGACCGGGAGACAAAGACGGCCCCGTGTACGATCCCTGCTGCGGCAGCGGGCGGTTTTTTCTCGCCGCAGCGCAGGAGAACCGCGCGATCAGCTTCGTCGGCGGGGACATCACGGAGGCATGCTGCAAGATGACGCTCGTAAACGCCTGCCTGAACGACATCGTCGGGGAGGTTTACCACATGGACTCGCTCCGTATGGAGATCTGGCGCTGCTGGCGTATCGAAAGGCTTCCGGTCTTGCGCCTGCCATATATCCGGGAGCTCCCAGTCGCACGACAGGTTTCGGTACAAGAAAGCGACGGTGCGAGTCAGGCCGCAGGATAAACGAAATCTTCCTGCTGTTTTTTCATTTTCCGCTAACATCACGAACCTCATTCCGCTAATCTTTATCAAACACCAACCGATATGAAACAAGTCGTAGAACCTTCCATGGTAGCCCACCTCTGGGCGCACCAGATGCAGGATCACGCCAGAAACTCCGGAAGCAATTTTTACTTCCATGATGAGCACATTTATTCCTACGGTTCGCATTTCCGTTGCGGCTCCGTGGTCCGAAACCGTGAAGGGCAAACGGCCTACCTCATTACCGACCGGACATATTCGTCCACTACGGGTAGACACATGGCCCATGTTCGGAATGCGATCCCCGCCCATCGGATGGTATTCACGACCGACCGGCTCGTGGAGACCCGCAACGACAAGCTGACTGAGTACTTCTACCGGCAGGCCATCTATTACATAGTAGACCGTGTGGAGCGGATCGACGAACTGGCCTACAAACAGAAGCGGGCCCGCCGGTGCGACTACATCAGCGATATCGAAGATGAACTCTGCGAAATCTCCCGCTGGATCGAGTTCTGGGGACTGGGCGCCCGACAACGTTCCGAGGGCGGCAAGTGGCTGCCTTCAGCAATTTCCGCGATGCTCTCGCACCGCTGGACCGACCGAGAGGCTTATTGGCTCAAATGCAGCGGAGGAAGTCAATACAACGGGAAACTCAAATATCAAGAGTTGCTGCAGCTTATCGTGGATATGGGACTATTGGAACAATCCTCGACAGCCCGTAGTCGCGATGTCTTGTGCGAGCTCTGTGCCCGGTGGACCGACGATGCCGATGTTGCCACCCGAAGCATCATGCTGAAACGTCTGATGCGCGATGCCGAGACGAAACGCAACAAAGCCCAGTTGCAAGCCTTCGAAGAGAAAGTCGCCAAGTGGCGCCGCGGAGAGGCCTACTCACTCTCCGTTCCGGACTGTTACCGCTCGAACGCCGTGCTGCGGGTGCGCGACCGGAAGGTCGAAACCTCGCTGGGCATTACCGTCGAGGCGGCCGAAGCCGAACGGGTCTGGAAGCTCATGCGCCGCTACCACGAGCGCAAGGCCGCTTTCCGGCATGATGTGATCCGCGATGCTTCCGACCATCCGTGGACGATAAACTCCTTCGAGAACGACATCATGCAGGCCGGATGCCACAGGCTCCATTTCGACGATATGGCCTATGCCGCCCGCGAACTCGGACTGGCCGTATGATCTTTACTCTACCGATGAGAAACGACAATGGACACGATGCACAAGACAACCGAACGTATCCCCACATGGAGCCTGTGCTACCTCATTAACGGTGACGCATCCGGGCTGACCGAGGAGGAGACCGGTATCGTCGACGCTTGGGTCTGTAACTGGCAGGTGCAGATTGTTGCGCCCGTTACGGCTGACGACGGCGATATCGAACCTTATTTTTCAAAATATCCTCTGTTCGGGCTGCCTGCAGAGGTAGCGGACTGCGATATCTTGTATATCAACGATACCCCTTTGCCGATAGACTGTATTTCGAAGGAAACACTCGTCGGACACGGATATGCTAAATAGATACACGCAAAGTCCGGAATTTATAGGACTATATATCTTACAACACGCCAAACACATGATAAAAATCACTCTTTCAGAATACAATGCGCTCCACAAAGACTATCGCGGCGTCTGGACCATTGAACGCGACGACCTTCCGAACTGGGCCGAAATCCGCGACAAGCACATGGGTAAACGTACCATGCTTCACTATGATAACGGCGCCACGGTACTGCTCGTCGAGGGACTGGACTTCGAGATCGTCGAAAGCGATTTTTACACCCGCGAATTTCGCTGCGGTAACAGCCACGTCAGCCGCAAGGAACTGGAAGGCTTTTCCAGTCCGTTCTGCACGAAGGATACGACCGACGCCCAGATGCAGCGCATCGTCGAGGAGGCCGATGCCGCGACACGGGAGTGCTGGCGCATCCCGGTTGACCAACCGATCGACTTCCAGAATGACGGACAGTCCAAGACATGGTGGACGGAACTCGAAAATGCCGCCGTGCGACAAGGAATTTCCTATTACAAGGATAATGATTGAGCCAGACAATCTTACATACATGCGAGATCGCTGAGGTAATATGGTAAAATACTTAATCACCCAAATTAAATGGACACCCAAAAAAATATAATGGCTTCCATCGTAGCCATTCTGACCAACAACGGTCTAACGGAACTTTCTTTAGGAGACTACGACGAGCTCCATGACCCCGCCTACATCGTTTGGTTCGATGATGATGGAAGTCCCTATGATGACCCCGTTATCAAGGTCATGGTAGAGGACAACACCGTCTCCGTAGAAGTCGAAGCACGGGAATTCGCGAACAATGTAACCCTTCAGGATTATGAAATCAATCGTCCGGAATGGTGGCAGCAGATTCACGCCAGCGTGCTGGAGGTACTGGAAAGGGACGGCAAACGCCGTTGTCCCGTCTGTGGCAAAATACTCAAGGGCCGACAGAAATACTGTTCGGAACCCTGCCGGAAACTTGCCGAGCCCAAACCGACAGCACAAGAAGTGGCTGAATTGGCCAACAAGCGAATCCGGGAACTGATCGGCAAAATCATCGAGTACGAATCCTTGGTGCATGCAGGGGAATGTCTCGATAGCGAGTGTCACAACGGCAAAAAAGACTGCACGGGGCGATCGTGCAAGCGTTGCCGCAAACGCTATTATGCGAAAATAAAAAAGCAACTCATTGAAAAATATTCGATTAAAGTATGATATACAAGAATTACATCATAGAATATGTGCCGACCGGCAATACGCATATCGATCACAAGGACGATATCTGTTGCCGTGTATATCTGCGACGTCCCGGAGACACGACGGAGCCCGAGCTGTTGAGCAGCTTTCTTATCTTGGGCGGGGAAGTTCACGACTACGGTTCGGCGGAGGCAGCCATAACTGCCTATATGCGCAGAAATTACCCTGACAATGATGAGCAGGATATCCGGGACTACCGGCAACTGGAGGAGTGCCGAAGAGAACTGCAGCAACGGATGAAACGGCTCATCGAGAGGATGCTCACCCGTCATGGCGGACGCATCACATCGTATCCCGTAACCGACGAGTACGGGGGCAGCGACTATCCCGTGACGATGATCTTTCGTGGAAATCGCGGATGCCGGAACATCAATATGACCGACATCCGCCTCGACGAGAACGGGAGATTGAAAGCCGGTGGTATCGACGAGCATGACGGAACCGTCGAAAAGAATCTCGAAATACTTCCCGAACATTATGCGGGAACACTCGCCTTTCTCGCTTTTGCACTCGGAATACGACAGTCCGGATTATAAAAACTACTATATAAAGCACAGAAAATATGGATTTACACAGGTATTACGCGGAAAATAAGGACGATATCAACTCGTCGATCATGGAAATCGCTTCGGATCTGGCCGTCGGCCGTATGGTAGACAAATACAAGCAGCCCTTCGAAGCATTCGTCGAGCCGGATGACCTCGACGATCCCGATAGCGGAACTCATTACAAAGAGGAATTCCAAGACGAGTACAACCAATTTTACGACGAGGAATACGAGCGCGTGGCTTCGCTGATGCAATTCGATATCGGGACGGAGGACGGCATCCGCAGAGACGGCACGGACGATCCGATCTCCTCACTCGTGTCCCGGGCAAACGCATGGCAGCAGGAGGCCCGCGAGCAAATCGTCGAAACGCTCCGCCGGCACGGCGGGCGCGTGACATACACACCGGAAGAGGAAGACGGAGAGTATCCCGTTACCGCGTCATTCCACGGAAGGCACGATCATATCCGTCTTAATATCACCGACGTCTACCTCGAAGAGCAGACCTGCATCATGGCCGACGGTATCGACTCGGACGGTGACAAGAGAATTGGATTTCAGTTCTACGACGGACAGCTCTACGACATCGCGCTGTTTCTTAAATATGTCTTATAGCTATGGCAACGAAAGCTGTTTACATTACCGTTCGTCTCGATCTGGAGAGTACGGCGGCGGTCATCTCCGACGAAGAGGTGCAGGACCTCATTAACGAAGTGGATTACGGGTTTACCGCGCCGGAAGGCTGCGGCATCACGATTATCGATACCGAAATCTGCGGACTGAACGAATAAAATATTTTCAGAAAATGGATAAAAAAGCGATCATTCAGGAACTACGCGCATGGAACGACGCCGTGCTCACCGCTCAGGCCCTGCCGTTTCTCGAACCGCTCGGCCTGACCATGCGTTTCGACGCCGATGTTTTCGACGAAGACGAACGGCAGGATACCGGCTGCATCGCCCTGTACAAGGGCGGCAGCGTCTTCGAAAAGGAAATCATCTATTGGATCAATTACGAAACCATGGCCGACTTCTTCATCCGGGAAGACGACTGCTCGCAGGATGCATACAAGGAACAGATGCACATCAATCTCTTCCATGTGATCGGCTCGGCACTTGTGGAGATGTTATCTGACCTATACGGCCAAGGCAACGAGACATTCGATGCCTCGGTAGACGACTTGCCGGAAAGCCCCTTGCGCTCGCTCCTGCAGGGCGACGGCGATTCGAAGCAGCTATCCGCACTGAGCGAGGAGTTCGCAGCCTGTCATCAGGACAATCGGGCGGAGGACAGTTCCCTATACCGCTTCTGCATGCAGTACATCGCACAAAAACCGGTCGCCGATCCCGACCGAGTTGCCATTACGGACGACGCATGCGAGGTAATCGAGGTTATCACGACTCTGACCATCAATCCCGATATGTTCCGCCGCCGCGTCCGGAGCCTCATGCTGTCCGGATTACCGCAGCAGGAGGCCGAAAAGGTCGTGGCTTCGACACCGCAGAAACTGGAGCTTTTCTACGACGTCGCTCTCGGAGCTTTCGCCATCGATGCCGAGGCGGTAGGCAATACGCCGCTCTACAATCCTTATACGGGAAAAGAGATCCCCGACGAAACAAAATAAAAACTGAAACTATGACAACATTCAAAAAAGGACAGCGGGTCTGGTGGGACCCGAACAACGAACACTCCGGCGAATACGACGTACTGGATCCGCAGGGCGAACTCAATATGGGTAAACCGGAAAACGAATGCATTATCCGTATCGGCAACGGAGAGAAGACATGGGATGTCCCGGCCAATTACCTGACGATCGTATTCCCCATCTCGGACGAAGATCGTCAGCAACTCGAACAGCAGGAGTTCCGCAATCGATTGCGTGACAAAGAACTGACAGAACACATCCGAAAACTTGTCGTTCAGTTCGAAGACCAAAATTTCGAAACCAAAGGATACTCCGTCCGCATCAGCGACGAAGACCACGACGCTTGCTGCGTATATGGATTTCAAGTGGACGAAGATGTACTTTATGCTTTGCTGGATTACGGCGACGGCAGGCTGCGGACGGTGCCGGTTTCTGACCTGTGCGCCGTAGAGCTCTTCGATGCCTTCTGGCAGTTGGTCCAAAACGCTTAAACGCTTAAATCCAAGAAACGGCAAAATACGATCATAACAAGGTTATATAATCAATTTTATGAAAACGAAATTTTTGTGTTACAGCCGCTCGAACCCTAATCAGGTCGTTTGGCATTATGCTGAACTGGAAAAAATCGGCGCGGGCGTGTACATCTACCTTCAACAGAAGGATCAATATCGCGAAGAGGACGATATGATCGCCATCGTTCTACAGCTGGACAACGTCTTTTTCGAACATGGAGTCTACAGCCGCAGGTACCTCTCCGGCAAGAACGTAGTCGCTGTCGGAACCGAATTTCTTGCAAGCTTCCATCTTAACATCGAGCAGACCATGCAGGAAGGACGACATCTGCAGCTTCTCTTCGTGCGGATTTATGAGGAACTGGGCCGCGATGCGGCACCTTTGATCCGCTACAGGGAAGAGCGCGAGCTGCGCTTGCAGCAAGAGGCAGAGGTGCGAAAGCACCGGAAAGAGCAGCAGCGTCGACAGGCCGAGGAACAGCAGTGCGAGCAGTTGCGGCAGGCAGGAGATAAGTTCCTCGCCGAGGAATTCATCTCCTGCGAGAATTTTATCGCCCTGTGCAAACGCGAACGGATTCCCATACCACTCCGCACGCACGGCACCCTGCACCGGAGCGTTCATGAACTCTCCCGGAATAATATTCGTTATATGCTCACGAAAAGCAGGAGTATTCCGAAGCTCGGCGGATGTTTCGCGTTAGTCAAAGCCTTGTGCGAAAAACTCTCCGAAACAACGGATTCAAATACGACGAAATAGAAACTCATTCGATTATGATAGTATGCAGCATTTGCGGCGGCACGCATGTCAGGTGTGCCGCCGTCATCAACCCGAACACGAAGGAATTTATCGAATTCGGGTATGATGCCCTTTCAGACGGGCAATGTGAGCAGTGCGGCAACGTTCTTTTGACCGATCCCGAGGAAGTGAAGGCAGACATCGACAAGTGGTGGGCGGAATATATGGCTCGGAACGGTTCGCATCCCAATTTCGTCCTTTGCCGGATCGTCCGTACCGACAATTACGACGGATACGAACAGGCACATATCCGCATCGGAGGGCCGGAGAACGTCGTCGCACAAACGAAAGCCCTTGCCGCATGCCGCGACCTCGACGAGCTCAAAATCATGACCGAGCCCGATCCCGAACGGGGATTTACCCTCGTCGAATGTCTGGGCTTCGAGTTCCGACCGGTCATGGAGAACCGAACCTATCGGATCGAAATCGACGGTGAATGTATTCCCGTAACCACGGAAGAGGTATTGAAACTCTACCCGAAGCAGCACAACCTGACCCAGGACGATATCGAGCGGTATGCGGCCACCTACACGGCCCTGATCAAATCCTATCGAGAATGCGAGCGGTGGCTCGATGCGGCACTCGTCCGGCGGCTGCTGGACGAGGAGCGCCTGATGAAACCCGGCGAGAGCGACAGTTTCAAAATGCAGCTCCACTTCGAGTGGTTCGTGAGAATCCGTAAAGAGCGGGAGGAGCAGTACGCCCCGTTCCGTTATACCGTAGAGGCGTTCTGTCTGGACAACATCCAAACTTTCACGCGCCGCTATGTCAAACTCGAAGAGGCATTGCTTCATTGTCTGAACGGGTTCAACGAAAATGCGAGCATCCCCGATCGCTATAAATCCATCGAACAATATTTAACACAATCGAAGACATTATGAACTTTACCAGTATTCAGATGCAGCAGACTCTCCGCCGGCTGGAGGCTGCCATGCCGGACATTACACCCGAACAACGCCGGCTGCTCGACGATCTGAACACCCTAATCGAAGAGAGCGGACGTCACTACATCGTCGAATCCCTGACCGTAGAGCAGATGCGCGAGCATGGCTACGACGTGACGGAGCAGGATGCCGGCGTCATCGACCGCATTGCCGAGAAGGTTGAAGTGGATGCCGACATGCTCTGGAACGGCGTGGCTGTGTGGGCCGAAAATTACGGAATAAAATCACTCAAAGAGTATTGAACAATGACAAGAGAAGAATACCTGCGACGCCCTCCGATCGAGGGCGTCGTCTATAAAATCGATGAGGAAGAAATTCGGGTGCAGAATGATTGTACCTTGTTCATCCATATTCACAACTGCCGGAAGGTCACCCTGCAAGAGGTACAGACGCATTTTCGCCAACTGCGGCACGAAGTCAAGGCATCCGGAAAGGTCATACTCAGAGGCTCGACCAAATTCATGCCCGCCGTCCGCAAACTCTACCCGACATACTGTACCGCCTGCGAGGATATAGAACGGCTTTTTTCTGAAATGACAGCCCTCGTCCGCCAAATAGAGCGGGACGGACTGCACAAGGGCTGCTCGGACGACGAAGTCTTGGAGGACGCGATCCGGAAGCAGAACGAGATTAGTACATATTACTACCGCAACAGCGATTATTCCCGTTTTCTGGGTTATGACAATCGTGTTTGCGAGTTGTTGCGGAACAAACCGTGGAGAGACGAAAACATCATTGGAATGACACTGCCTATATAACAAAAATTAAACCGATATGCCCAAATACAAATATTTTCAGGACGAGAAAACCATGGTGTGGCAGCGTCACGCCTTTACGGTCACGTCCGAATCCGAAGCGGAGGCCGACCGTATCATTCATGAAAACGAGTTGAATCAGGAGTGTGTTACGAATGTCTACGATGACCGCATCGTCTTCGAGAACACGGAAACGCTTTTCGATACGCAGAGCCGTATCGAACCCGACGAAAATGGCGGACGGCACACGCTGGAGGTCCTTACGGCCGACAAACGACGGTCCGTCTGCACGAATGCGGACGACAGGCTTTCCGAGGGATCAGAACATCCCTGCACAGCATCCGCTGAAAGGGAAACGTTGTCGCCCCAAGAGCAGGTCAAAAGTATCACCGACAAATTGATCGTTGACCTCTGCCGTATTACGGAGCGGCCGGATGACTGGCTCCCGCATACGGTGTACGTGGAGGAAGAAGCAGAAGATGCAAGTTGCTTCGGAATGCCGGTATATACGATGTATAAGCTCGAAGACTACAAGGCAGACGGAAGTTGCACGCTCTATAACCCGCAAACAGACGAGCGTCGCGGCGGGCACCTTTACGAAATCAACATCGATTGGCTCATAACGGTATGGCACCGTTATCGGGAACTATGTGTCGAACAAGGACTCTGGCGTGAACAGGCTATTCACCTGCTGGAACAGGAGACGGATGCTTCGCTGTCCGACATTCTCGAGTTCGTCGGGGAGCATTGGCAGAACCTCGCCTCTGACGAGGAAAATATTGCGTCGTTCCGGCAATGGTTAGCGCAGGACAAAGTAATCGAATAAGTTCAATATTTACGCGCGCATGTAATAGTATTATCAAGTACATATCTTCAATACATGAATATATCACTTAATAAATTGAATATCATGTATTTGAATCATATTTTTGCCTAAAAAAAAGGTGGCTTCGCCCTAATATTCCCTATATTTGTCCGATTGGAAATATTCATAAAATCAGCAAATAATGATTGAGAGGAAAAGGGGAAGAGTATTGTGTCATTCCTATCGAATAGAATATCGAATTTACATTATTCCGAAATCGTCTTTTGTTTCGAGAACAATGGCTGACGATTTAAGCAAAATCGGTTAGCGCAGACAATTCTGGGAATATAGTAAAATTCGAAGGCTCAATGAACACCAGCTTCGAGAAAGCGAAAAACAGTTCGGATGAATGGTATACGCCACCTTCTATTTTCGAAAGTCTCGGTCCATTCGATCTTGACCCGTGTGCTCCGGTAAAGCCTCTCTGGAAAATCGCGAAAGTCAATTATTCGAAACTTGACGATGGGTTGTCGCATGAATGGCATGGTCGAGTATGGCTCAATCCACCTTATTCTCATCCCCTCATCGAACGTTTCGTCAAAAAAATGGCACAGCACGGCAATGGTATCGCGTTGTTGTTCAATCGCTGCGACAGCAAATTATTCCACGATGTGATTTTTCCTGCAGCCGATGCAATTCTGTTTTTGCGGGGACGTATCAGGTTTTATATGCCGGACGGCAGTCAAGGAGGATCTCCGGGATGCGGAAGCGTTTTAGTTGCTTTCGGGAAAGACAATGCCGACACCTTGGAGGCTTGTAACATTCAGGGACAGTTTTTCCGAATAACTCATTCTGAAAGACGGTAATAGAAGAAACAGTATAAACGCTGTTGAAGCCTCTGTCGAAATCTTTGACGACCGAAACCTTTTAGCTGACAAACTATAAATTACCGTTCCGATTCCACGATGTACCGTTTCTCGATGTTAGATTCGACTAAAGGAATATTGAATATACAAATTTCCGTCCTATCTGTAAGAGCGTTTATCTGGCTGTTATAGATGAAGTTGTTGCGTTTGCAATAACGCAGATATTCCTCGTCTGCGGTTACGAACATTAAAAGTTCTATGATGATAGGTTTATGTGCGAAAGTCCAAAATTTATGACGAACCGTATAGACTCTCCGCCGAAGTTTTCAGCGGGAATTGCTACTAAAATTGAAAATTTATGAACGAACAACGCATGACTCTGGATCGGAAGATCCAAAATATACTGGATAGAGGGCCCATGGCGGCCCTCTATTTTGCTGTTGCTGCCAACGTACTGCGGCAGGTAATCGAACAGAACGACGGCCGATTCGTATTCGGGTTATTCGGCGGCCTGATCGATGTGGCGACCATTCGCCACTGTGTAAAAACGATAGACGAAAACCTTAACGATACAAAACGATGAATAACGACCGCAGAAATCGCCTCCAAGAAGTTCGAGAATCGCTGGACGACGTGATCTCCCAAATCGAAGAGATCAAAGACGAGGAGCAAGAGGCACTGGATAATATGCCCGAGGGGTTGCAGCAAACCGAGCGCGGCGACAGAATGCAGACGGCCATCGACACGATGGATGAGGCCATTTCGGCCATAGAGGACGTGCAGCAGACCATCGACGAAGCGGCGCAGTAAAAAAGCCGTACAGAAAAATTCTGTACGGCTTTCCTTTTTATTCCCCGTTGTTTCAAACGCCAAGAATGATATTGGCATCTATGGCGAGTTTGACATTCATAGTGCGCGCGACCTTGAGTGTAGGTTCGCTCTTACCTGTAAGGTATTCGTTTACGCGCGAAGGACTTACACCTAAAATATCGGCAAGCGCCTTTTGGGTGAGGTTGCGCTCATACATGCGTAATTTCAAAACGTCGATCAATGACGGAGTTTTTACCGGATAGGTAATTTCCTCGTAATCTGCCACCAAATTGGACAGCAAAACCAACTCGATGGAGTTTCGATCATCCTCCGGAGTTTCTTCCGTAACCAGCGGCATGAGTTCCTCTATGCGAGCCATAGCCGCATTGTACTGTTTCTCATTTTCTATACGTGTCATTTTTCCAGAGTTTTAGTAATTCCCGATTTTACAATGCGGAACAGTCGTCGATCTTGTCGTACTCGGCATGCGTACAAATGCGCCTGATATAGATCATCTTGATCCTGAATTTTACCACGGCGATAAGCCGGTAGTCATTGCCCTTTATATTGAATACAAAGTGTTGATTGCCTACGGAATCGACACTGTTGAAATCTTTTTTGATATCCGCAAAGCAGTCCCATTGGGCATTGCCGGTCTTCTTGTACCACTCTTCGAGCGCTGTCTCCGCATCGGCATGTTCTCGGTAAAACATAACCAATGTCTTGCGAGCGATTATTCTCATACGTGACTCACATTAGTAACGCAAAGATAATACCGATATTTTGAAAAACAAAATAAAATTACGAAAAACAAAATAAAAATTGTCTAAAACCTTAACGCCTATGGCAGCCAAAGGAGTATCCACGATGTCGGAGCCGCTGGAAAGCGCCGACTATTATGCTCTGATCGAGCATCTGGAGCAGGACGGCAAATACCGCTGGGCCCTGTTCTGTATCATCGCCTGCACGATGGGCCTTCGTGTCAGCGACGTGAAACGCATCCACTGGCAGGACATTCTGGCCGGGGACCTGCACTTCATCGACGAAAAGAAGACCGGTAAGAACCGTCGCATCAAGATCAACGACTCGGTGCGGCGCAAGTACCTCGAATACTACGACCGTATGGGGCGCCCTCCGCTGGAGCAGCTCATCTTCCTGAGCAAGCGCACCGGACGGGCCTACACCACGCAGAACATCAACACCCACCTGCGGAATTTCAAAAAGAAATACCTGCTGCCCGTAGAGCGGTTCTCGTCGCACTCCCTGCGCAAAACCCTCGGCAAGAAGATCTACGAGGACAACGGGTGCACCGAGTACGGTTTGATGCTTGTGAACAGAACTTTCAACCACCGGGACCTCCAGACCTCGGAACGCTATATCGGTGTATCGACCCATGCACTGGAAAACGTCTATGACTCTTTTCAGTTCGAATGACAACAACTATTTTATATCCATCCAAAATATTCTCTCGATGAATATGGAACCTACCACGAAGAAAAAGTATGCCTTGAACCATGTTAGAAAGCTGGCCCGCCGTTACCAGACGAAAATCAACGCCGCTTACCGCGAAATCGACGAACACGTCCGCAGCGGACGCAGCGGCAAGGTAACCACTCCCAATTATGCCCGTGAAGTGATCGCACCGCTGACCTGTGCACTCGCAGAAGCGCTGCCCGGGCGCGAAGTCTCGGTACAGGATGCAGTAGAGGTGTTCGGTACAGACGCCTACTTCCTGCTCCGGATCGGAGGGCTCACGATCGGGGGATTCTCGTATCCCGGCCCTAAGGCCGCACAGATAGACTTCACTATCTTTGCACGCGGAAAGCCGTGGGGACGGAGCATTGCCGTCACCAAGTTCTCCCGGCTAGTGAAACTGGTCGCCGAACTGGCAGATTTTGTAGAACCAGGCAAGAAGAAAAGATATGATGATATACGACGACAAGGAAATACAGCGGCAGTATCGGACAATAGCGCTGCTGGCTATCAGTAAATGGTTGTTTTTGGGGCTTATCGTACTTGTCGGTATTGCAGTGGCCGTATTCTCGCCCCAAGAGGATCCTCTCGACCGATCGGCGATCAAAAGCCGGCAGCTGGTTACCGAGATATATGTCGTAGATAGTACCAACAACGGATTCCGCGTCAGTTATGCCACCATCAACAGCGTTACCCGGGAGCGCTTCGAGGAGATACGCAGCCGGCCGGCAGTACGGGATTCGCTGAGTAAACTCATGGAAGTGGCACCGCGGAAATTTCCCGACATGGTCCATTTGGACATCTACGACTTCGCGGATTTCGCCAAGCGGTTCGATCCGGCGGACATACGGATTCATAACATCTTCGTATACGGTCGAGAGAAGGAGAACATGTACATCGGGGACAACCCGCTCATCAGAAATCCGGCCCGATCGATCGACAGACGGACGGCACAAGGACTCCTCTACATCCGCGACGAGGATATTTACTTTCCGGATTCGGACTGTGGCAGAGTTTATAGGTATTTCCAGTGCCGGGGTATGTTTCAATTCTCTGACACTGACGAACATTTCAGCCACTTCTCCGAAGAGGAGAGAATATAATGAAACGCAACGGAAGTATATAAATACTAATTAGTTGTGAAGTAAAAATATCTTCAAAAAACTTGTTTTCAAGTCTCCGTTTAGGTATCTTTGCACCGGGGTGAGAGCTCTTTAATTGACAGACAACAGATTCTATAAATTGGTGAATTATGAGATCGAACGATGAAGAAGTGAAAGCATCATGGAAATTGAAACGGTCCGCCTCAAATTCGAAGTGTCGAAAGAAACGAAAACGCTCATCGGGTTCGTTACCCGGAGTTCCGCGACATGGCGGTTGCGCGGTGTAAGCGAAAAAGACGAATGTCCCAAGAAGATATGCGTCCTAGCTCAGGACTTACAGGGGCTTATCGAACCGGGCATCGTGTACGAGGTCGAGTTGCGCCCGATGCGTAAGGGCAACGGATTCATTGTCATCTCGGCCACTCGTCCAAAATACGAGGCGACGTTCGAGACGACAGTCATCGAGAAAACCGTATATCAGGTACGAATCATCTTCGGACACAAAACAATTTATTTCGACCCAAAGGACGGCAACTCGCCATCGAGCCGTACCATCGCAGGGGTCGAGAAAGCACTCCGCGAGCGGCAGGATCTGGCTGACACGGAGAAAGTGATAGAAAGATTCCGGGCCGAGGCTGAGAAATTGCTCGACCGGATCGAACAGGACGGCTACATCATCCGACGATGAGCCGTCCGACTGCGGGGATTGCGACGGATGCATCCCACTCAATCAAAAACGGCTGCACGCGCTTCAGGGGAGTAGACCTGAAGACCGGCACCGAAATCTTTTCCGAGAACATAGGGAACCAGACGGTCAACGTCGGGGAATTTCTGGGTGTAGTTGCTGCAGTGAAGTACATCATCGAGCATGATTACTCGCCAGAAATCGTGTATACCGACAGCGTGACCGCGATTTCGTGGTTCCGCAACAAACGCACGGCATCGCGGCGTAAGACTGCGGCGCTGCTGCGGGCCGAGGTGTTCCTGCAGGCGGTATCCCATCTGGTCGATACGATACGTGTCGAACACTGGGACAACGACGGCTGGGGCGAAACCCCGGCCGACTACGGCATGAAAACACGTTGAAAGTTTTAGACGGAGCGTCTTCCCACCCGTGAGGGCCGGAAGGCGCATTTTTAATTCTTCTTATCCTTTCCGACATGGCAAAGAAATTATCCGACAAGACCCGGTACGTTACCCTGCGCGAACAGGATTACCGGATGCTGCTCAACGATCATCTGACACTTCGGGCCATGAAAATACTGGGCGTCGAGAAGCATCCCGCTTTTCGGGCCGTAGAGAGCATTCTCAAAGACGGACGGGTCGAAATTCACATCCGGCCCGTCGACGGCAAATACAGGTAAAAAGCTTCGATACCGCCCTTATTTCATCAGACATAGATCATTCAGGTCCAACAGCCGCTTGTTCTGTCGTGAGGCACGGTTGAGAATGGCTTCCACAAACGGATCGACGCCGGTATGGTCGAACAGCACCGTATGAACGCTTTTCAGGACATTGCAAAGCAGCCTATTTTCTGTGAGTTGGTCATCATCGCTTTGGGGGAACATCGCCTCATCGAAATACTCCGTATAGGGCGGCGTTTCGACGAATGGAGCGTTGTTGCTGAAGATTCCCATCAGGTAGATGTACGGAAGACGGAAGTCGGCGATAAGTTCCGTTTTGAACGCTTGCAGCAGAGAGGCAGATACGGTATCGAAAAGACTCCAGCGTACATGGAGATAGGTGTCGATACCTTCGGACGAAAGGGTCCGGTAGAGAGAGCGTAAGTTGGTACGGTAGCGGGCCATAGAGGTCACATCTTCGTACCGGCTCTGAGAGATGTGTCCTACACACAATACGGATTTAGCGGGGTTCTCGACAAAATTCACCATAGATTTTCAGTAATTACAATTTTTGGAACCCCGCTGAGACCGACAGTATCGGTTACGAAAAGGGCGCAAGAGCAACAGTTCCTAACCAAAGGTCTTGCGAACCCTACACATGGAAAAGTCGTCCTACGCCCAAAGGATGCCACGGTGTAAACCGTAACACACCTTCGAGTCGACTTACTTTTTGCCATGTGTAATTCACCGCCGGGAGTACCCGGACGGGTCGCAAGAATTCGGTTAGGCAGAAAGAGTAAATCTACTCTGTATCTATCCGCAACGCTTTACGCGCCGCTATGTCGCATCGCTCTTATTCGAACGATATTTCGGGTCTCCGCTATGTAATAACGGGGAACCTCAAGGGCAAAAATAATATTTTTTCCTCTTTTCGGCAAGGCAAAGGGCTGTGTAGGCCGCATTTACCGGACGAAAAATTATCTGTGTACTATCAACTATGGTATCGAAAATATACTCCTATGCGAACGACTTACTATTATTACTACTATCTTTGTGGGGACGGCAAAAAAAATAGGGCTTGAAAGCCCTTGTTGCCGTTTCCTATGTAGGTTTAGTCTTGCCTCAATCTTGCAGATGCGTTGTAAATCAAGCTACTAAGCTATATCCCGCAATCGTATATCATGTTATGGAAACCCCAAGACATATCGACATTAATACTGAAGGTAATTTTGGCTATATCTGTCTCAGTAGTGAAATCTTTTCTGAAAAGCCCTGTTGTTACAGACTGTCCTTTATATCCAAATGCAAAAATAGAATATTCAGTACTACTATCCAGTTGTGTATATGAACCTTGGGTTTCGCCGCGCTCCAATCTGCTTCTCGCAATCTGATCCTTGAAATAGGCTATAATTTCCTCATCTCTCTTCCCTTTAAAATTAGAAGAAGGTTTCATAAATACCGCATAAGGATCGGAATTTGTTGTGGTAATGTTGAAAGATACAGCATCAGAAGTAACTGTTCCCAGCACAATCTCGATCTGATTGTCCGAAGGAGAAACCTTCCCTGTAGCAAACTCGACAGATGCCACTTCCGAATTCACTGTTCCATATGGTGTCAACGAACAAGCAAGGCAAAGATAGTCTGAAGACTCATACTCCAACTTGCTTTCCTTTTCACTCGGGCCGTATAACGCTATTTCAGAAATAACCTGATGTGCAGTTTTATTCAAGATTTGACAAGTACAATATACTGATCCACTGAAGCCTGCATATATTCTGCATTTGACATGCCTGTTCCTGCAAGTTCCGACTTGGAAACTATCTTGGAAAAATAACGGGACTCTGTATCGTCAGGAGTAATTGTTATGGAAAGGTCGACTCCGTCTTTGACATTATTAAGAAAAATCAAACTTGACATCATTAGGTCCCTCATATCCTTCTGCAAAACACTCCTTAAAGACTTTTGTTGTCATTTGTTTATCTTCACTCACACCGAAGATAGTAATATATCTAAGAGATTTTCCAACTCCAATAAAGTTAAAATCAGCATAGACTAAAACAACTACATATCAACAAGTTAATTGATTCTTCGGGTGACGGATTGCCTCCGTTTCCACCCGAATACGGTGGATAGTTCTATTCTTATGTAGGCACCCATGTAGGGAACCGGCAGGAATACATGAACCACTAAAAAATTAACGATATGTATTGTTCGATCACATTCAAAGGTCGCAAAGACCCCCAGGACCCCAAGATGGTCAAACTGGAAATGATTTTCTACAAGACCGGTTACACCCGCATTCCCCGGGTCGTCAGTATCACCGGAGCTTACAAATGCTGGAACAATGAAACCCTGAGTTTTGAATCCGCTTCCAGCGAATACCTCAAGAAAAACCAACTGCTGCTTGAACTCAAAGAGAAGTACATGTCCGTTGCCGAACGGTGGGAAAAGGAATGGCGTAACTTCTCCGTACTGCAATGGGCCGATTGCTTCAAACCCAAAGAAGAGGAAAAGGCAAAGCAGGAATTGAAAGTGCTGACGGTTCTCAAGCTCATCAACGTCCGAATCGAATACTTCGAGAACCACGAAAAATTCAAGAACGGCAAACTCGTTAAGAGTGTCGGCACCGCCAGTATGTACAAGCAGTTCCGCACTTCGCTTTCGGCCTTCACCCAGAGGCAGTACAACAAAGACCTGTCTCGCTTTTACTTCACCGACATTACCCAGAAATTTCTTCTGGAATACATCGTCTATCTGGAGCGGCGCGGCATCGAAAACGGTAATCGTGCCGGCTTGCGCCAGCTCCTTCGCATCTTCCGTGCATTGGTAAACTACGCCAAGGACGAACTCCACATGTACGGAGCCAACCCCGCAATCTTCGAGGCAGCTACGGAAAAGATGGCGTGGGGACAGTTCGAGTCCAAAGCCGTCAATCCGAACATCATCCGCCGGATAGAGTTCATGGACCGCAGCCTCTTCTCCGAGCAGGAGTAGCTTTGTCTCGACCTTTTCCTCTTCAGCTTTTACAGCGGCGGTATGGCCAACGTTGATGTTGTTAACCTGACATGGGACATGATTAACGAAAAGGAAGGCATGATTGTCTATGAGCGTACCAAATTCCCCAAGCTGGCCAAGCCACTGCTTATCGACCGTCTCATCGTAATTCTGGAAAAATACAGAGGCAAGGGGATCGGCAACTACGTCTTCCCTGTCTATACTGAGAAACACGTGACCGACAAACAGAAGATGGGACGCCGTAACAGCTTCTCAACCCTCGTAAGTGAAACATTGGACAAGGTTTGCGAGATTCTGGGAATCGACGAGAAAATGACGTGGTACACGGCACGAGACACATTTATTTCCAGCGAACTCGATGCGGGCACTCCGATTACCCATGTTGCAGAAATGGCGGGCAACAGCGCCCGAACCATCGAGAAGCACTACTACAAGAATACCAAGCAGAAAGAACTGCGCCAGCGCATGAACGCCCGTTACGGTAGTTAAAGTTATTTATTGGTTGGGGCTGCATAAAATTATAAACAACTCGCTATTTTTTCGCTTAATTCTGCAATAAAGAACTTAAATTCTTTTTTATGTTTTTTTATAAGAGATTGAGGAGCTATCGCTTTGTAATCACCTCCGATATGAACTTCATCATCTGGATTTTCAACTATTCTTTTCAAATGTTGAGTTAGATGTCCTATATTGGATATCACGTTTATCCGCTCTAAACTTTCTTTCATGGCAGGATATTCTTGTTAGTTCGTCAGGAAGGCAATCGTCAGGTGAGACGTAACATTGACCATTACAATCTTGACATGGTTATCGCCTTGGGCTATCGTGTGCAATCTCAGGTTGCAACCCGTTTTCGCCGTTGGGCGACTCAACGGCTTCATGAATATATCCAAAAGAGATTTGCTATGGATGATGTGCGGTTGAAGAAGGGGGTAATCGTTACTTCCGTGAGTTGCTGCAACGTATCAGGGATATTCGTAGTAGTGAACGTAACTTCTGTCAACAAGTTGCGGACATATATGCTTTTTCAACCCGCAATCCCGAGCGATACGTTGCAGCGTGCGGTTCATGTTGTCGCAGACCGATGGCACGGGAAAGACGAGGTTGTTTTTCGATGTGGGACGGTAGTTTTCGATCAGTTGTTGGGCGATGGGCAGCAGTTTGATATGGAACGGCGTTCCGGTTTTCTGACGGTGCGCGATGATTCAGCTGTCCCCGTCGAACGAGGTTTTAATATGATCGAAGGTCAGTTTCTTCATATCTGAATAAGACAAACCGGTGAAACAACAGAATACGAAAATATCTCGCACGTTTCCCAACCGCAGATTCGGCATCGGCTTGGCGATCAGCATCTCGATCTCTTTTTTCGTTAGATGTTCTTTCGGCGGTGGCGCAACTTCTTTCAGTTTATAGTTCTTAAAGGGATTCTTCTCGATCCATTCGTTACGCAGGCAATAGAGTATGAAATTTCGCAGGCAATCCAGAATGTTGATGGCACCGTTGTGGTGGCAACGGTGGGCGGTCTGCAAAAAGGTATTGAATCCGTCGAGATAGCCATAGGTCACCTCTGTCAACCGAATATCTTCTTTCTTGTACTCCAAACGTGTATATTCATGGAGGTAGCGGCAAAGACGATAATACTTGTTGGAGGTCAACTGCGTGATTCGTACGCCGACCTCTTTTTGTCGCTTCTCGCAATAAAGCATCAGCTCGGCCAGCAACATACGAACCTGCTTGCCGGGACTTTTCAGCCGCTCTTTGATTTCGATGGCATTACCCTCGAACCCTTCGGCTTGCAAGGTACGGTAGATCTCGATGACTTTCGCTCGGAAATCGTCGATGTAGGCATTTACTTCATAGGAGAGTCTGTCTCGCCCTGTCGCTCGTCCTTTGGCGGGATCCCACTTATCGACCGCCGTACGACATTGGGTATAAATCTCTTTGGCGATCCCATTGACCGAGATTCTCGCCATGATCGGCGCCGTCCCGTTCTTCATCACACGATCGCGACGCAGGAAGAACGAAACGAAGAAAGTTTTTCTGTTCAGCATTTTCAATCTGTTTTTTGTGAATCAAATACGATTGAAAAGCTCGGAAAGTTTTGTGCAAATAAGCGTTATTCAGCGTATTACGCTCATTCAAATCTACCGATAAACATTCAAATCTGCCATGTACACACTTTGGTAGATGGAGAGCGTGCCTTTTTCGGAACTACCCTGCTTCGGTAAAGATTGCGATCTCTTAATATAAGGTGTTGATAAACAGGTTAAAATACTCTTGTTTGCGGCGAACAGTCCAAAAAAAGTCCTCTTTCGAGGACTGAAAAGTGCGGATAAAGGTGCTTCCGTACGAATGTAAGCCCGATGTATATCAACGAATTGCGACGGTTTTTCGGCTTCCGTCCCCGCATCGCCTACTGTCATTTTGCACGGTCTTGCGCCCGCCTGCCCGTTCGCCTGCGCGGCCGCCGTATCTCCTTGCATGACAGTACAAAGATAGCGATTTCGGGCGAGAAATCCAAATGCCGGAAAATTTTGAGATGCAGGCGGATTTTTCTATATTTGTTCGTATGGACAGAGGGGAGATCATCATTTACCGGACGGCCGACGGCGAGACCCGTCTGGAAGTCCGCATGGAGAGCGACAGCGTATGGTTGACGCAGGCGCAGATTGCGCGATTGTTCGGAGTCGACAGAACGGTTATTGTCAGACATGTCAACAACATTTATAAGTCGTGCGAATTGGAGCGGGAAGCAACATGTGCAAAAATTGCACATGTTCAGCATGAGGGGCTACGGCAAGTGCGGCGTATGATTCCATATTATAACCTCGATATGATTTTGTCGATAGGTTATCGTGTCAACTCCAAAAACGCCACGCAGTTCCGCATCTGGGCGAACAAGGTGCTGAAAGAGTACCTTATAAAGGGGTATGCCGTCAATAACCAAGCGAAAGCCGAGCAGTTGGAGGAGTTGAAAAAGACCGTCCGCCTGCTCTCCCATGTCTTGGCTGCGAAGGAGGTTACGAAATCCGAGGCGGTCGGGCTGCTGCGCGTGATTACGGACTACACCTACGGCCTCGATACGCTCGACCGCTACGATTATCAGCAGTTGGAGGTATCGGCCACTACGTCTGAGGAGCCGTTCCGCGCGACCTATGAGAATGCGATGGCGGCGTTGCAGGTGTTGCGCGACAAGTTCGGCGGCAGCGCCCTGTTCGCCCGCGAGAAGGACGAGTCGTTCAAGAGCACGATGGGCGCGATTTACCAGACCTTCGGCGGCCGCGACCTCTACCCGAGCGTCGAGGAGAAAGCGGCCAACCTGCTCTACCTGACGGTCAAGAACCACTCGTTCAGCGACGGCAACAAACGCATCGCGGCGTTCCTGTTCCTCTGGTTCTTGGAGAACAACCGCATCCTCTACCGTCCCGACGGCTCGCGTCTCTTGGATAACAACACGTTGGTGGCCCTGACGCTGATGATCGCAGAGAGCCGCACCGAGGAGAAGGACGTGATGACGAAGGTGGTGGTGAATCTGATCAATAAGAATAATTAGAAGGATTTTGTATCTTTACATAAAATTATTGCATAATGGCAACCATGAACACGGCCGATATCGGCTTTGAGAGGGAAATATGGAAGGCCGCGGACAAGATGCGCGGCAATATCGACGCATCGGAGTACAAGTCCGTTGTGTTGGGGCTTATTTTCCTGAAATATATTTCCGATAAGTTCGAAACGAAATACCGGCAGCTTGTCGCCGAGGGCGAAGGATTCGAGGAGGACAAGGACGAATATACGGCCGAAAATATCTTCTATGTCCCGACCGAAGCCCGCTGGGAGCGGATTGCGGCCGAGGCGCACACGCCCGAAATAGGCCAGGTGATAGACAATGCGATGCGGGCGATCGAGAAGGAGAATAAGCGATTGAAAGATATTCTCCCGAAGAATTTCGCTCGTCCCGAACTCGACAAGCGCCGGTTGGGCGATGTGGTTGATCTGTTCACGAATATCCGGATGCACGAACATGGCGACTCGAAAGATATTCTGGGACGCGCCTATGAGTATTGTCTTTCGAAATTTGCCGAGGCGGAAGGGAAACTCGCCGGCGAATTCTATACGCCCGCCTGTATTGTCAAAACGCTCCTTATGCTTCTACCATAAAAGTCTTAATAAATCGAGCGAGCGTATTTCTATCCACTTTACAAATTTTAGCGATTTTGCGTTGTGAAACTTCAGCTTTCAATAGTTCTTGTATGAGAATCCTCTTATCGTGGAGTTTGTACTTCTCTGGAGCACTTTTTTCCCTTTAGGACGTCCTAATATTACCCCTTCTATTTTCTTTCGTGCTAAGGCTTCTTTTGTTCGTTGGCTAATAAGGTTACGTTCAATCTCTGCTGACAGTCCAAAAGCAAAAGCCAACACTTTACTTTGAATGTCCTCTCCTAACTTATAGTTGTCTTTGATAGTCCAAACCCTACATTCCTTGCTCATGCAAATATTCAGAATTTCCATTATCATAAAGAGATTACGACCCAATCTGGACAATTCAGCGCAGATAATCAAATCATCTTTCTGTACCTTATTGAGCAATTTTCCGAGTTCACGTTTGTTATAGGCTTTTGTTCCACTAATGGTTTCCTCTATCCAACCATCAATTTTTATGTTTTGATTGTCGCAGAAATTCTTGATTTCAAAACGTTGGTTTTCTACTGTCTGCTTATCACTGCTTACTCTAATGTATCCGTATATCATATGTCTAATTATAAATGTTTATAGATATATAATATGGATAGTTTTTCTATAGAAACCTAAGAGAGCGTTGATTTTACATTTAATTCTTTGCCATTTCGTTTTTAATGAACTTTCAATTTCCATTAGTCGTAAAGACCGTGAAAAATGTTTAGCCCCCACACTCTTACATCAGAAACCGGATAGTTCAATGGGCTTTTGAGCCCCCGCATTCGTAATGATGGCTCACGATGTAGTGATGTTGTTTAATTAAAGTTTCAGACTATGACCTACGTTGGAATCGATGTCAGCAAGGCGACCTTTGTTGTCGCTTATTCGTCCGCCAAGACCGGCAGGACAAAAACATTCAAGAACCACGGTTAAGGGTGTCCATGAGTTCATCCAAACCATTTCAGTAGCAGAGCACCATTGAGTATTAGAAGCCACAGGCAATTACAGTGCGTTGCTCGTCTATCTGCTTTCCGAAGCAGGGATAACCGTCAGCCTTGAGAATCCGCTGAAGATAAAGAACTTCGCCCGTGCCATGCTCTCCGTCACCAAGACGGACGAGATAGATGCCCGTCTGATAGCCCTGTACGGGGAGAGGATGCAGCCGGATCCTTATAAGCTCCGCAGTGACTCAATCCTCGTACTGAAGCAGAAACGAACGGTACTACGCCAGCTAAAGAAGCAACTTGTGGCAACACGCAACCTTAAAGGCTCGATGGAGTTCTTTCTTCTTTTGACCCTGAATGCAAGAAAACCATCGAAAAGACGATTGCTTTCCTCGAGAAGCAAATCAAGGCAATGGAAGAGAATATCACTTCCTTGGCGTAAGGCGAGTACAGGAAACAGATGGACTTGCTCACCTCCATCAAAGGCATCGGTGTTACACTGGCAGCCGCGCTTATCGTGGCCACAGGCGGGTTCACCTATTTTGATAATGCCAAGCAACTGACCCGTTATCTGGGCCTGTCACCTATTTACCAACAGTTCGGTACGTCAGTCAATGTCAAAGGTCACATCAACCAGAACGGGGATTCAAACCTCAGAAGCCAGCTCTATGTGGCGGCTTTCTCGTCACTCAGGTGTAATGCCGAGTGCAAGGCTTGTTTCGACCGTTTGCGGTCTAACGGCAAGCCAGGCAAGGTGGCGGTCGTTGCTGTCGCCAACAAACTTATAAGGCAAGCCTTCGCTGTGGTCACGCAAGGAAAACCGTATGTCGATGGGTTCAAGTCCGAGAAACCGTAAATACTCATCTGCGGAGGGAACGCCATGCGGCAACCTTAGATTTGCAGCATCAAAATATTTATCTTTGAATTGATATTGAAAGGAAAGCAAAAGGAAAACCATCAGCGGCAATAGAAGTCAAGTCTAAGTCCCTATTCGGTCCTTTTGCTCCTTCCTTGAACTCAAACCCATATAAGAATTTCAGTAAACCTGTTTAAGATTATTAGGTCAAGTTCAGGTCCTTTCTTTTTTGTTTAATGTTCAAAAACAAAAGTATGAAAGTTTTTTATTTAGGAGTTGATGTGAGTAAGAAAAAATTGGATTTATGTTTAAGGAGTAACGGTAAGGACATCCTTTATGATGTTATTCCTAATGATCTATCCTCTATTAAATCTTGGTTAACAAGAACGTTTGAGAAATTTTTCCTCTCTGAGGACAGTTTGGTTGTCTGTGCGGAACATACAGGGCAATATACCTATCCTTTGGTCTGTGCAACAAAAAGTATAGGAGTCTACTTATGTTTGGAAGATGCAGCTAAAATAAAATATTGTCATGGAATACCTCGTGGCAAAAATGATAAAATAGATGCCTGCCGAATAGCAATGTATGCAGAAAGATATAATGATTGCCTACAACCGTATACCGCATCAGAGCTTATAATACAAAAACTCAAAAACTTATCAACAGAACGCAGTATGCTTGTTGCAGATAGGGCTAAATATCAATCCCAGCTAAAAGATCAGGTAGACTATATGGAACACTCAATATATATTGCTAAATGCAATAGAGTTGAAGGGATTATCAATACATTTACGGATTACATAGCACAAATAGACCTTGAAATAAAAGAACTTATAAATCAAGCACCTGTCATTGCTCATCAAATGGATTTACTCATGTCTGTGGATGGAGTTGGGGAACGTGTTGCACTGAAGATGATCATGGAAACAGATGCTTTCACTTCTTTTACTGATCCCAGGAAGTTTTGCTGTCATGCAGGAGTTGTTCCGTTCGTCTATGTGTCAGGAAGTAGCCAACGTTCTAAAAATAGAGTATCTAATAGGGCTGACAAAAGCATCAAGCATTTGCTACATATGGCGGCACTATCTGTTTCACAAGTGAAAAATAGTCCATTGAAGAAATATTATGACAGAAAGGTCGAAGAGGGAAAAAATAAGATGTCGGTTCTGAATGCAGTTAGAGCGAAATTAGTTACGATTATGTTCGCTGTAATTAGGGCGGATGCTTTTTTTTCGAGAAATTATCAAAATTCGCTTGCGTAATCCATAAGAATAGGGGCTGAGCAGTCAGCCCCGACGAGCTTTCCATGCACGACAACTGCATAAATATACTAATTATCGTTAACCATATTCAGTTTTCTTATTATAGTCCATTTTTCTTTCCATTTTAAATAGCTTCCTGTCAGAAACTCAAATTATTGAAATACAGTTCAAAATACTTTCCAAAGGCACTTCCGGCTGGGTGTCGTGGTTTCCGACTCCCCCTCCGGAGCTGTTTGAAGAAGGAGTTCAATATATTTTTTACCGTTTCTCCGTTATCGCCTTTTTACTTTCCGACCGGTGATGAAAAGTCCTTGTGGGCGCCACCTCTTTCCGGTCCCCGGAAATGCGGTTCAAATATGAACCTTTAGCAGCAACGTATATCCGGCATCTTCTTCCCGTCGATATGATACGGATTTGGGGGTTCCTTTCAATGCTGTCCATAACCATAACTTCTGATTTATACATTAATTCCATGTGATAACCGGGTGTTTGGTCAGGCGGACGTTCCCGGTGGCGGATTGTCGTCCTACGCCGCAAAGAAAAAAAGAGTAAATGTATGAGGGAATACCTTGTCAGTTATAGTCATATATAGACATAAATAGTCAATGCCGGCAAAAGATATGACAAATGGCAGTCCGGCGAGAGCCCGGGATTCTTCCCGATATTGCCGGGATTGTGTGTAAAAGTACGACAATCCGTTGATAGCAGTATGAAAAGAGAAAAAAATGATTGAGGAAGGAGGTCGTGAAACCAGCCTCCGGAAAACAGGATACGGCGGAGATCAGATACCGTGAAAAAAGAAAAAAATCCCCACCGGAGATGAATGAACCGGCAGGGAACGTAACAATAAAGGAACGGGCCTCTCAACCCTTGATGTAACCGTACTTTTTCAGGTCGTCCATGAAATGCTCCGGCGTGTCGGTCCTCACCGTCACCCCGTGCAGTTCCCTGTACCGCCCGGAGAAATTCATCATGTACTCCTTATCGGTGCACCCGCTGTCAAACCAGCTGCCCTCACGCAGGAGGCGTACAAACTCGGAAGGGCCGGAGGCGGCAATCCTGCCGCCATCCGCCAAAATATACATATGCCTGTTCATGCCGATAATTTTTTAGTTCTCAGTTTATAATATAGTTTCTGTTCACCATCCAGGAAGGGGATGTCCTGGAGCGCGGTGCCCGCAGGCACCTGTCCCCTTGTGGCAAAGGTAACCAATTTGTGGAGAAACAGCACCCAATTTCGCATTTTTGTGAAGCTGGTCGTTCCCGAATGCTGCCGGAACTCGACCGTCTTGTGCCGTGAGTAGGCCTCAAGGTTCACCTTGTGGTAACGGTCACCGATCCTTCCTTTCAGCTCGTCCACCGTCCGGGCGGAACGTATCATCCCGTCAGAGACATGGCCCAGCCCACGGCAATAGTAGTTGTCCCTGCGGGATGCAGGCATGAACCTGTCGATGACCGGTTCCAGGTGTTTGTAGCTCAGGGCCAGGTTGCGCCAGGTCTCCATGCTGAAACCGGCGGCATCGATATGCACGTGAAGCCCGCAGCTCCCGTTCACCTTCACATCACACAGCTCAAGCACCCAGCAGACCTTCTCCAGTTCACGTAACCCGGCTTCGCCGACAAGGATCGGACTGACCAGCTCGAAGGTGTCATTCCCGTTCAGACTACTGTCTGTCACGAGTTTCCAATGCGGACGGGTGGTATGGTTGTAACCTTCCACCACAACCTCGATACCGGACTCCCTGAGCTCGCGTGCGAGCCGTTCGCGGGAACAGTTGTAAGCCTCGATCTCGATACCGAACTTGCGGTTGAAAGTGTAATCCGGTGCGGCTGCCAACGGTTGGATGTTCGGACCGCACTCACATTCACTCATACGGCGCAGGGCGTTCACTACAAAGCCGTAGTTTCCGTTGGTCACCATTCGTGCGATTTCCGCACGGGGAACACCCAGAAGATACAGTTGCCGGATCTTGCTCGTCTTTGTCGTTTCTTGTGCTAAAATGCTTCTGATTTGCTCGTTCATAATTTATTACCTCCTTTATTATTACACTACTAAGGTAATGCTTTTACAGGAGATATCGTAATTATAAGATCCTTATTATCACGCCATTAGCTTACTTTATCTTAGGCTAAAAGTCCTTATTTAAGGTGTCTATACCCTGACATCCGCTACCGGTCGGTATCGGGTTCCTCCAGGCCGATGGTACGGCATATCTCCTCCACCAGTTCAGGAAGGCCGGAGCCTTTCTCCTGATGGGGATCGGGTGGAAACAGCGTGGAACGGAAGACACCCTTGCAGACAGGGTCCGCCTCCCTGTTGTAGCGGAGGGTGTTCGGAATGTGTGAGGACAGCAGCCGCAGCCCCATCTTGTCGATGACCCGGTTCCAGGCGTCATACAGGTCCTTCCGCCCCCTCCTGTCCACCATGTTCCAGAACAGCCAGGTCCCTTTCAGGTTGCAGTTCTTCCTGGCGACCAGCTCCTCTTCCAGAGCCTTGGTAAACTGCAGGGAACTCTGCATGACGATGTTGTCCGCCTTGAGCGGGACGAAAATGTAGTCCATCGCGGCAACAGTATAGACCACCCCCTCGCTGCGGAGCGTTCCGGGAAGGTCGAAAAGCACGATATCGAAAGTTTCCCCCTTTTCGTCCATATAACGATGCAGGTCCTCCACCGCCTTTTCCGGATCGCTTTTGATGACCGGATAGGCAGGCTTCCGGATTCTCTCGTGCTGCCGGTAAAGGCTCACCTTCAGGTCGTCATTTTTCATGACACTCTCCATGTCCCTCTCACGCATCAGGGCGATGCTGTGCTGCGGGTAGTCACAGTCCACAACCGCCACACGCAGGCCTTTGCGGTAATGCAGCACACTGGCCAGCAGTACCGTAAAGACGGATTTTCCCACGCCACCCTTCTGGCTGGCGACAGCAACCAACAACTCTTTTTCTTTTTTCATCATACTTCTTGCATTAAATGTTAAACACTATTATGACCGGTCGGGCAGGGACTCTTCCAGAATCATCTCCACCGTTTCCCTGTATTCTTCCAGATGCCGCGATACAAGGTGGTTGATGAACCCCTCCAGCGTGACCGTTCCATTTCTCGAGGCTCCCGCCAGGATGGACAGTTTCCGGTGCAGGGCGGCAGGAATATGCAGTGACCGGCGCTGCACGCCCGCAATGCCATGCAGGTATTCCTCCCCATAGACGGACGGC